AAACCGCAGTCGCCCTCAACGTTGAGTACGAGATGAGGCGACGCGCCGGAGCGCCCACCGACGACTTCCTCACCAAAACGGTCGTCCCCGCCACCAAGCGGGCAGTCGCCGCCGGAGCCGACTTCGACACCATCCAGGCCGACGCCGACCGCGAGTTCGGGCAGTGGCTCATCGACAACGCCGGAAGGTAGGGAGATTCGTCATGGGATTCCTGGAACGCCGCGCCACCCGGGCCTGGCATGAAGCCAACGACGACCTTGAGGCATACGTCAGCGCCTATACCGCCGGCCAAAGCGGCAGCCCGGTCGAGGAGACCATCCGCTTCCGCTACCTGCAGGGCGCCGTCAACGACGCCTACGACAAGATCCCCGCCCGGTACCGCGACCCGCGCGACCGGGACGACGAAGAGGAGTGACCACCATGCGCATGACCCCAACGATCTGCGGCTACATGGAGCTGCACCCCGCCGACGAACTCGGCCACGATCTCGCCCCGGACTGCTGCGGCAACGAGATGACCGGCAAGGACACCGACGACGGACACAAGGAGTACGTGTGCGGCGACTGCGGCACCGTGCTCGAAGTCGACGAGCTCGGGCTCGTCTACGACATCCGGGAGAAGGTCCGGAAGGCCAGGAAGACGAAGAAGGCCGCCGCCTGATCAGCCGGACACAGAAGGGCCCCGGCCTTCCCCGGCCGGGGCTTTCGTCGTATCGGGTACGGCGCGCGCCATCCACCGCCCGTCGGTGAGGCATTTCGGCGGCATGCGGGGCGCGAGGCCCAGCGACAGCAGCAGCCGGTAGCCCTCGGCCGTCTCCGCCTCATCATCACCCTGGACCGTGAACCGTAAAGCCATACGGGCAGTGTGGCGCGGGCGGTGGGGGAGCGGGGCGGGAATCGGGAAGCGGGCTACTCGGCTGGCGGGTCGGCCCATCCCGTGAAGCATCGGAGGCTGCGCGCGCGATGTTCTGGCGTGTGCGTCACGTTGTAGCGGGGCTGGAGTTCCTTGATGAGCCGTTCCTCGGCTCGCTGCGAGGCGGCCCGGTCCGAATGCCAGTCGACTTCATAGCGGGCGATCTCGTGACCCCAAGGCTTCTCTCGGCGCTGCACTTCGACCCGTATCGCAGGTTCGTAGCTCATGCCCACGTAGATGAGATCGCCGCCCGCGTTGTAGATGCGGTAGACCGCGCTCGCGTCGGAGGGGCCGTGGTGGCGGATGGCGCCGCGCTCGTTGACTCGGCGGACGCGCGATGAAGGGCCGAGGGTCATGACGGCTTCACCTTCCCGTCGCGGATGCGCGCAACGTATTCGCGGGTCCATCCGGTTGCCTCGACGACTTCGCTGAGTCGACCACGCGGGGTCGGGTCGGGGAAGAGCTGTGGGATGAGGGCGCGGATGCGGTCGCGGTCCTCGTCGTTCTTGCGGTCGCGGTCGCGGATCCGGCGCGCGATGGCGCGGACCTCTTCGAGCTGCTCTCGGTAGTCGTCTTCCATGACCTCAGTATGCCATCTCTGTAGGCGGACGCAATGTGCCTACCGTGTTGACATGAGAACTGTGTAGGCCTACTCTGTTTACATCAGCAAGGCGGCAAGCCAGGGGAGAACGAGATGAACGCGACTACCGACAAGGCCCGCACCCCTTACGACGCCGAGCACGTCGCCATCGTCGACATGGGCCGCACCGTCACCGCCCTGTACATCCCTGACCCCGAGCAGGCTAAGGACCCGCAGGCGGTCGCCGACAACATCACGGCCCCCGAGTACGCGAACGTCGAAGTGGTCGCTACGGCCACACGGTGCTACAAGACCGAGGGCGCCACGGCGTCCGGCTGGTTCATCCGCAGCGGACTCGACTCCGGCAGCGAGGGCTACCCCAACAAGCGCGCCATGCGCGAAGCCCTGCGTCTCACCATCAGCGGCTACTTCACCACCACCGAGCAGGAGACCAACGCCGTGACCGAAGCCCCCGCACCCTGCCCCAATCACCCGGCCGTCGCCGACGAGCGCGGCACTCACGCCGAAGCCCTCCCGGTTCCGCGCTGCCAGGACGGCACCGGATATGGCGTCTGGGATGAGGGTGACGGCGGCTTCACCCACGTCGTGGACTGCGCCATGAGCGCAGCCAACTGGGCCGCCGAGCAACTGGACGAGGACTCCGACTACGAGATGCACATCAAGGCCGTCTGCGGTGACCACCCGGACCAGCCCGCCGACGGCTGTGAGGACTGCTTCGCCGACAGCTGACCCGCCCCGCCCGGCCTTTCGAGGCCGGGCTTCACCACCGAATTGCCGCCCGACTTGCCGCCGAAGGGAATCCCGATGTCGCACTTCAGCTACTCGGAGGCCGTGGACCGTGCCGCCCGAGTCCTGTTCGCCAAGCACTCCCCGGCATTCTCCGACCAGTACGGGAAGTGCGAAGTCTCCGGCTACGTCGCATCGGAGGGGGTCGACGGAAAGGTCCGCGTCACTCACCAGATTCCCGAGCCGGACCTGCTGGACGATGACCGGATGAGCGACGACGAGATGGCCGCCGAACGCCATCGCATGGTCGAGCTCTACGCGAAGACACTGGAAACCGCAGGCTGGACGGTGGCGCGACGAGGTCCTCACTCCCGGAAGCCGTACCTGCTGGCGAGCCGGCCGTGATCGCCCCACCGCGTCTCAACATCCCCGTCCCGCAGGCGGTCCTGGATGCGTTCCCTGCCCCGCCGTCCACGCCGGCGGAGGAGGCGCGGCTGGCGGGCGTGATGCTCGCCGCCCAAGCCCAACTCTGCGAGGACCCCGACGCCCGCGAGGAAGGCCGCCACCGCATGACCGCGCTGATCGCCGCCGCCAACAAGCAGCTGGCGCGCACCGGGGCCGTCTACGGCTGGGGCGACCTGCCCGGCCTCAACCGATAGGAGAACTGCATGTCCGGCACGATCTATGAGGAAGTCGTCGAAGAACTCGGCCGCCATCACGCCCGCGTCGGCCAGACCGAGTACGGCGGCACCGTCACCCCCGGATTCGTCGTCTCTGCCGGACCCGAGGGCAAGGCGCGGATCTCCCACATGACCCCGTCGCCGGACCTGCTCGACCCGGACCGGACCAGCGACGACGACCTCGCAGCCGAGCGGCATCGGATGGTCGACGCCTACGCGGCCACGCTCGCGGCGGCCGGTTGGCGAGTCGAGCAGCGCGGACCGCGATCCCGCCACCCGTACCTGCTGGTGGGGCGCGGACGATGACCGCCGCCTGGCCGTTCGGCGCCGATGCCGACGAACACGACCCGCTCACCAAGCTCCGCATCCCCGTCGTCAGCAGCTTCAACCCGGAATGGAAGTACATCGCCGCCTGGATCGGCGTCGACCGCAGTCGCTACAGCTGGGGCAGCGCCGAACGCCCCACCGACGCCGAAGCCGCCATGCTCGCCAGCTTCATCGACGAGTACAAACACCACTGGTTCAACGACGGCTACCAGGCGCGGCTACTGAAGCGGCCCCTCGACGTCGACTCCGGCTGCAACACCACCGTCTTCATCAAGTACGGCAACGACGACTGGGGCTACCGGCTGTGCTCGTGGATCTACGGGCCGACCTATCTTCCCGTCGGACCCAAACTGCGCGGCGGCGAATACGACGCAGGCGAACACCGAGGACCGCTCACCCTGGAACAGGTCATGGACCGGCGCCACACCATCGGCGACGAACCCATGGCGCACTGGGTGGACTGGAAGGCCGCGCGCCCGGAGGTGTTCCCGGCATGACCCGGCCCCTGTCCGCGAAGGCGGCCCGCGCCGTCATCGACGCCGCCACGATCGTGAAAGCGCCCGACCATCGCGACACCAACACGTGGAACGTCGTGGCCGCCGACGGCACGGTGCTCGTCGTCATCGAACCGTCCTACGGCGGGACGTCACGGACAGGCCGCAACGGGTGGCTGTGGTGGCTCGCCGATGGTGGGCGCACCCGCAACCCGGTTGAAGCCACCCGGGAGAAAGCTGCTATTGCCGGGCTGCTCGCCTGGGAACGGCGGGCGACGGCGAGGCCACAGCCGTGACCGCCCCGGCCCCGACGCTGGCCGACGAGTTCCCGATCCCGGGCGTCCGGTTCGAGAACGGACGCACCCGGCATCGCGTCCGCCGGCCCGAGGATCAGCGGTGGTGGGAGCTGCTGCACGCCGCCTGCGGGAAGAGCGGATACCGGGCGACCGGGTACGTCGTCGGGGCGGTTGGGGAATGCCGGGGATGCGCGCGGGCTGTAGGCGCCGAACAGACGAATCCATTGCCGACCGCTACGACAGGATGAACCTCATGGCCGACCTGCACCCCGATGCCTTCAAGCTCCGCACCGTCATCCGCGATCACGACGAACGCGGCGGCAACACCGAAGACGCCGAGGGCAAACTCGCAGGCGTTGACGCATTCGCGTTCCTCGGTGCAGCCGCAGCCCGAGCCCGACTCATGACCGAAGGCTTCGGGACCCTCCGCCAGACCCTCAACCCGCGACAGCGGCAAGAGCTGGAGGAGCTACTCACCACCATGTGGCAGGACGGCTTCATCGTCGGCGCCAGCTACGAGGCGCAGCACCATACCGCTTGACCCGCCGCACCCGAGAGCCCGCCTCCACCGTCTGGGGCGGGCTTTCGGCGTGCGGTGAGCCGTTTCTGTGTCCGGCACCTCACCCACTGTGCCATTGGCCCACCGTGTCAACCCGTAATGCCACAATCGGCTCAGTAGTGCCCCTGTTTCTCGTACCACCGCCGAGGAGCTGCACCATGCACGACCACACCCCCGACGACTCCGGCTACGAATGGCCGGTCTGCGTTACTCCCCGATGCGAACGCCGACTGTGGGTTGCCGAGGCCGACAGGTGGGCTTGCCGGCCCTGCGGCGACGTCACCTTGACCCGCATCGCCGAACTCCCTGCCCTCTTCCGCCAGCTGGACACAACCGCAACCCTGATGCGCGGCGCCCGCCGTCCAGGCGGTGGAGGATCCGGCAGTAGGACCCCGCCGATTCCGCCCCGGCTGGAAGTCCTGTCCCTGGTCGGTCCCGGCGGTGTCGCGGCCCGTCTGTCGGCGATTGAGGATGCGTGGCGGAAGGTGCTCGACTGGCCCATCGCCCCGTGGCGCGGCTCCCCGGCGCAGGCCGTGCCGCAGCTGGCTGGCTTCCTCGCCAACAACTTGCTGTGGGCGTGCGGCAGTTACGAGGAGGTCGGCCAGGACATCGACGACCTGCGCAGGCTGCACGGCGAGATGAAGGCCATCGTCGAGGATGAACGGCGGCCCGGGCGGGTGCAGATCGGTAACTGTCCTGTACGGCTCGACGACGGCCCGTGTTGGACGCCGCTCACTGCGTCCGCCGCCAGCCACCGGGTGCGATGCGGCGGCTGCAACGCGAAGTGGGAGACGATCGGGGAGTGGCGGGAATTGCGGGCCGCGCAAGAAGCCGTGCTCGCCGAAGCGGCAGGAGTCGCGGCGTGAACTGCGCCTGCAAGCTCGCCAGTTGCGGCCCCGTCGTTGCCCGCTGGAGCCACCCCAGCGGAAGCGTCAGCTGGCTGTGCCGGAACTGCCTCGACTGCTGGTTCGACAACGCCGACGACGACCCCGACTTGGAGCCTGCCGCATGGCGGTGGATCGCAATAGGAGCGGCAGCGTGAAGCGCCAACCCATGACTCACGACTTCGGTCCCGACCGCCGAGGTTGGGGCCACGACTACTGCGTCGACAAGGTCGCCGACGGCGGCCAGCAGATACGCGCATCCGGATGGGGACATGACGGCAGGATGATCCAGGAAGGCGACTACCTGCTCCTGGCGGCCAAGGGCGGGCAGCGCACCACCCGCTACCAGGTGCAGACGATCGAACGCGTTATGGACCCGCCCGACATGTGGTTCGCGGACCTGACCTTCGCGCCCCGGCAGTACGCCACTCAGGAAGAGATGGACGCGACGCGATGAGCGATGAGAGACCGGCATCCGGCACGACCCGCTACCTGTGCCCCCTCGAATGCGGATGGCACCACGACGAAGCACCCCCGAGCCTCGCCGACATCAACGGGGTCGCCCCAGACCCGACGGCCCGCGCCTTCCAGGATCTCTTCAACTCGATCGTCACCAACGCCTGCATGCGCCGCGCCGGGCGCACGGAGACTGCGCTGCGGGAGCACCTGGATACGCACACCACGCTGGAGTTCGCCACCGTCATCCACGGCCTGCGGGTTGAGGTCGCGCGCCTGAAGAGCAGCGAGGAACCGGCCGGATGAGCGACATCACTGACTTCCTCCGCACCCGCTACGTCGAGGATGCGGCTGCGATCCGGGCGAACTGGCACGGCAAGGGCATCACCTCCGAGCGGTACCACGGGACGCCCATCGACCCGGTACGCCTACTCGCCGACCTCGACGCCAAGCAGCAGATCCTGAAAGCGCACGAGCGGCTACCCGAGGGAGCCTTCTGCATCGCATGCGACGCCCCGACAGGCATTCCCGGCGAACCCGACGGCTGTGCGACCGTCCGCCTGCTGGCCGCGATGTACGCCAGCCACCCGGAATACCGCGACGAATGGCGGCCGTGAGCGGAGAGTAATCACCGCGCGACTCTTGACACCACTTCAATCACATAGCTTGCGCCCGTGACCAGGGCGAGCTTATCGTGTGATTCATTCGATCTAGCTGTCTGAAGGGCCGCCCACTGTGGTGGCCCTTTCGCGTTACCGGGGGTGATCGCATGCCCGGTCTACTCATCCCCGTCGACCTCGCCGCCCACGTTGCCGGACACCCCGAAGCGACCATCCGGCGATGGGCCTGCGAAGGCCGCCTCACCCGGCACCCGGACTCGGGCCGCCGCAAGAACGGCGTGCTGTACGACATCGAGGAGATCCCCGAGGCGACCCGCGACAAAGACACGCTCAAGCTGATCGCCCCCGGCGCAACCCCGCCCGTCATCGGGCAGACATCCCAACTCGCCGCCTGACGCCCCCCATCTCCTGCGCGCGGTGGCGCAGGCGGGCCTTGAAGCGCCCCGCGCTCGGCCCCACCGTCCGCCCGGCCCTGAGGGGGACCGGGCGGACGGCAAACTTCGGAGAGAGGCGACGATGCCGCTGACGTTCCGCGTAACCACCCGTCACTCCGGCCGGAAGCGCGCCGTCACGGTCAAGGTGTACGACGACCTGGATGACATGCGGACCGCTGCGACCCGGTATGCCCGCCACAACGGCACCAGCGAACCAGGCAGCTTCGGCGACGCCCACGGCGTCACGCACGCCTTCCAGGTCATGACGATCGGCCCGGACGGCGAGGTGCAATCCTCCTCGGAGGCCGCCGCCCTGATTCGGTTCTGGCGCCAACGCCTCGGCACTGGCGTCGTCACGCACGAAGTGGCCCATGCAGCTGCGGCGATCTACGAGCAGGACTGGTTGCCGAATCACGGGCCGATTCACGAGGGCCTCGCCAACGAAGAAGTGTTCTGCTACCTCGTCGGCGACCTGGCCAGCCGGATCGTCAAGCAGCTCTACCGCCACGGCATGTACACCACCTGAGCCCGGGGCTGGCCGCTCATCCGAGTCCCGGACGTTCCGTCGCCCGCGCCACCCCTGACGTGGGCGACGGAACAGCCAATCCGAGGAGCCGCATGCGACGCCCCGTCATCACCGCCCTGTTCGTCGCCGCATGGATGGTCGGGCCGGTCGCCTGTACCCATGACGACCCGGCGCCCGAACCCAGCACCACGCGGCCGACCGCGACCAGGACGCCCACCGTGACGCCGAGCCCGTCGCGCACACCGACCGCCCCACCAGCCAGTCCGACAACGGATCCGAGCCCAAGGGAATCGACGCTGGCGAGTTCGCCAACAGGAGCGTCATAGCGGGAGGCGGCCATGGAGCCGAACGAACCTGACAGCGAAGGCCCGCAGCCGGCCGTGCAGGAACCCCCGATCACGGTCGACACCGCCCTCGCCAACGCGGCTCGTCTGCTCCACAACGCCGAGTTGGAGACGAACCTGCCGCTGATGGAGCGGCTGGAGCATCTCGCCGACTCGTGGATCGCCGTCGCCCGCACCCTCGCCGAACGGAACTAACCAACCCACCCCATACGCCTGCGGCTTGATCACCGCAGGAAGGAAGCCCCGAGTTCCTGGCTCGGGGCTTCCGCACATCCAGGAAGGCCCGCACCCATGACTCCGCCCGACACCGAACCGATGGCCGCCGACGACCTCTGTGAACACTCCTGGTCGTACAACAAGCCAGCCCACGCCACGGCCTCGGTCCGGATCTGCTCCCTCTGTCATGCGATCGACGGCGAAGACCTGATGCGGACGCTCAACGAGTACGCGCAGGAGTACGCCAAGCTGTACGCCCCGAAGCCTGTCAGTCTCATCTATGGGCACTCCGACGGGCAGACGATCAGCGTCGTGGATCAGGACGGCGGCATGCCCGAAGGCTCCCGCGAACGGGCCCTACTTCGCGCGCTGCTCATTCACACCCTGCGGGCAGTCGACGAGCGCGACCACCCGCTGCGGCTCGTCAGCCTCCCCGCGCCGACAGTCGACTGAGGGCGCGGGAACCTGTGGGTACCAACTACTACGTCAACACGCCGTCGTGCCCCAACGCCTGCGAGCACTGTGCGGAGTCGGAGCGCATCCACCTCGGCAAGTCGTCGGTGGGCTGGCGGTTCCTGTTCTACGCCGAGCCCGACTGGCCGCGCGACGAGGCCTTCGCGCACTGGGTGCGGCGCGCACTTTCCGGGCCGATCGTCGACGAGTACGGCGAAGAGATCACGCTCGCCGGACTGCTCGACCTGGCGCACGCCAAGGCCGACGGCATCGACCACCTCAACCGGCCACCCGGACGCGAGTACGGCATGGTGACCGTGAACGACTTCACATCCTGCGGCCACGACTTCAACGACCGCGAATTCAGCTAGGGAGACGAAGTGACGAGCGACCAGCGGATCAAGGTCTACGCTAGGCAGCGTGGACAAGACCCCTACGGCCAGGTCACGCTGACGGCCAAGCAGGCTCGGCGTTACGTGAAGAAGTGGCATCGCGAGTTCCCGGACCGGGCCTTCTTGAGCGCGGCGGTCAGCTAGCCGAGCGCCGCCGCGAACTCCCCGGCTTTCGCCTCAGCCGCCGTCACCGTGATCTGGCCCCGGTGGCTCACCTCGACCCGGTAGAACTTCGAGCCGCCCGGAACATCCGGTACCCGCACCGGGAACACGCACGCCGCCGACTTCGGCTTGCCCGTACCCAGCGCGCCGGTCGCCACAACCTTCCCCGCCGAGTCGTACACCGTCACGGACGCACCCGCTGCGAGGTCCTCGTAGCCGCTGTAGCCGGTGCAGTCCTCGGACGTGTCACCCGACGGGATGTTGTCCCCGGTCAACGTCATCGAGCCGGTGAGCGTGAACGACTTCGGCGTGCTCGACCCACCGCCCGACAGACCCCACACGAGACCGACAGCGCTGGCTCCCACAGCGAGGCCAGCCAAGGCGGCAACGAGCGGATGCGGCCAGCGTCTTGGCCGGGCCGCCGGAGTCTCGGGCAGCGGCGGGACAGCGGGCTCTTCCCTCAGTTCGTCAGACATGCCGCGAATCATGACAGCGGCCAACCCGTCTGCATGCAGCCGTGCGCGGATCGTGACCGGCGACCGGCCTGCCGAACTCCGCCGCATCCGACCGCACCAGCGCCGCGCCCAGCCCCCCTCTCCCGCGCGGACCTCCTCAACGTCACCGAGCTGACCAAGTTCGAACCCTGGAGCCCCCGTGCCCGAACAGCACACCCTCGTGATCACCGTCGAAGCGTCCGGCGAAGTCACCCCCGCCAACCCCCAGCATCACTCGGGGTGCAAGCGGACTGACCCTGATGACGGGGTGGGCCCGTGACGACCTTCACCGACGACTTCAACCGGGCCAACGGCGCCCCGGGAGCCAACTGGGTAGACGCAACCGGCCTCTGGACGATCGTCTCCAACCAGCTCTCATCAGGGACCGCGGGCGGCACGATCGTCATCCGCGCCGCCACCGCGATGGCCACCAACGACAACTCGGCGCAGGTGACGATCGCCTCCACCGGGGCCGTCTCCCACGGCGTGTGGTGCCGCGGCAACACCGGCTTCACGCAGGGCTACCTGTGGCGCAACGACGGCACCTCGTGGGTGCTCTTCTCGAACGTCGGCGGCAGCTTCACCAGCCTCGGCAGCTACGCCGCAGCAGCCGTCGCCGGCGACGTAGTGAAAGTCCAGGCTGTCGGATCGACGATCCAGGGCTTCGTCAACGGGATCTCGCGCGTCTCCGTCGCCAACACGGCCGTGGCAACCGGCACCAGTGTCGGTATCCGGGCCGAATCCACCAACCTCCTCAGATTCGACGACTTCACCGCCGCGGACGTGTCCGCCGGCACCGCCACCAAGACCCCCAGCACGCTCAGCCAATACGGCAGCTACTTCTAGAAGGGACCGCAATGGCCCGCTACAACGCGCAGGTGACGTCCGCGGCGGCGCTCGCCGTCGACACGGCCTTCGCCGCTCTCGTGCCCGCCGCGGCCGTCGCCTGCAAGCTGCGGCGAGTCACCCTCGGTATCTCCGTCGCGTCCGGCTCGATCACCTCACAGCAGGTCGTGGTGGCCATCAACCGCGGCACCGCCCGCGGCACCGCCACTACTACCGTCGCCGGGCAGCGGCTCGATCCCCGCTCCGCGGCGTCCGGCATCACCGGCATGGACACGGTCTGGTCCGCCGCCCCCACGCTCGCTGCCGCGGACGCCTTCCGGGTCGCGTTCAACAGCCAGAGCGGCGTCGACCTGCCGTGGGAACTGATGGAGGAGTTCCTCTCCGACGTCGGCACCGCCAACCCGCTCGTCTTCGTCAACCGGGTCACCGCGCTGCCCGCGAACCACTCCCTGGTCCTGGCCGTCGAGTACGAGGAGTAGATAACCCATGTCGCGGCGGTGGCGCGGCCCTTATGTCCGCCGCGGCAGATTCCTGTACGCCCCTCCAGCCCAGCAGACGGCCCAGGTGCCGCCCTGGGCTCCAGCCTTCGTCGAGGGGCAACGCCCCCGGGCTCTGTGGCTCCGGCGAGGCCCCCTCTTCCCCACACCGCCCCCGCCAGCCGCCCCGGCTACGCCGGCCGCCGTCCCCGGCTTCATCCGGCGCGTAACGGTCCGGCTGGTCCAAGTCCGGCGCCGGGGCGAGTTCACCTGGACCCCGCCTCAGGCAGCAGCACCCGCCGCCCCGCCCTGGACACCCGGTACGGTCTCCCGGAGCCGCCTGCGTCCCGCAGGCGGACGCCGCGGCACGTTCCTGCCCGCGCCGCCCGCCGGCACGGCCCCGGTGCCCGGATACCTGTCCGCACGTCGCCCACGCCCCCCGCGCGGGCGACGCAGCGACTACTTCACCCCCACACCCGCCCCAACCGGTCCGGCACCGCTCGTGCAGGCGCCGTACAAGCAGCCGGCACGCCGCATGATCCCAGCACGCCGTGGCGTGTTCGCGAGGATCGCGCCCGCTGGCGTAGCGCCTACCGCACCCGCATGGGTGCCCGCGTGGCTGTCGCGGCGGGCAACCCGCGTGGCGGCTGTACGACGGGGCCGGATAGCCGCCCCCGCGCTTCAGCAGGCACAGGCGGCGGCGTGGCCCGTGCCGATCATCCAGCCGCGTCGGCGGCGCCTGCTGCCCATCCGCGGCGGGGGATTCACCACCACCGCACCGGCCGCTCATGCAGGGCCGCCGGTCATCGACGACATCACCGTCACCGTCGGCGCGCCCTACAGCCAGTGGGCTGTCGGCGCGCCCACCGGTACGCCCTACGCGGATTCGGCGCCACACGGCAGCGGGTGGACGATCGCCGAGCCCACCAGTACGCCGTACACGCCCCAGACGCCGCACGGGACCGGATGGGAGGTGGCCATACCGTGGTGATCCCCGCCACCACCACCGAGTTCATCCACGTCGCCGTCACCCCGCCCGCCGGAGTCGACATCACCGGCACCCCGCCGAAGCTCGCCTTCCTGCCCGTCGGCAACCGCAGCAACCCGGCCGTCGCCGACTGGCACACCGGAACGTGGGGCAGCGGACCGGAAGCCCTGCTCCTTGTCGGCCCCGACGGCGGGGCCATCACGCTCACCCCAGGCGACTACCGCGTCTACGTATCCTTCGACCCGCCCGGCTCCGAGAACATCGTGCGGCTGTCCGGGTACCTCGGCATTACCTGAGGAGCGGTGGCGTGACAGATCTACACGTCGTACCCATCGGCAACCTCATTGAGCACGACACCGGCGTCGACAGCTCCTGCGTCTGCATGCCGACGGACACGCCCGTCGAGCAGGAAGACGGAACGATCCGCTGGCTCGCCGTCCACCACAGCCTCGACGGCCGTGAGCTGGAGGCGACGTGAAGAAGCACAAGGCACCCAACCGGCAGCCGCGCGGGGCACGCGCCACACTGCCCAAACCGATGTACCCGCCAGCGCCGCCGTGCGGACCCAACCCGTATCCCGAAGTCAGCAGCGACCCGTGGTGGGCGCACAACTGCCACGCCTGCGCCTGCTGGCATCAGTACGACGAATGCCCGTGCGACCTCGCCGCGCACGTGCCCTCGCATCCAGCGGCCGACTGTCCCTGCTGAACAGAGCGAGGGAGGCAGGTGTGGTCGACGACCGAGCAAGGGGCAAGCTGCAACTCCGCACCGCCCCGAGCTCGACAGGCTGGTACCGACTGCGCAGCGAGTGCCGCACCGCCCTGGAGTACTGGCTTCGCTACGCCATCGGAGAGCCACGCGACTTCGCCTACTGCACCCCGCGACGCATCGCGTGCAGCCTCCTCGGATGGCACAACACCACCTGCGTCGGACGGCCAGCGCCACATCCGCGGAGCTGGTGAGCATGCCCAGACGGACAGGGTGGCGCGTCTGCTCGACACCCGGCTGCCCCGAGTTCAGCCAAGGCGGGAAGTGCGACGACCACCGGCGCGAGGCAGAGCAGCGGCGCGGCACCGCACGGCAACGCGGGTACGGCAAGCAGCACGAGCAGCGCTTCCGGCCTGGTGTCCTCACACGCAACCCAGCCTGCGTCTGCACAGACGAGACACACGGACATGGCACACCATGCGCCGAGCGATCCGTACACGCTGACCACTGGCCACTCAGCCGGCGCCAACTCGTCGAGCAAGGGCTCGACCCCGACGACCCGAAGCACGGGCGCGGACTGTGCGGGCCATGCCACTCCAAAGAGACGGCAGCCAACCCGGAGCAGCAAGGCGGATGGGCGCGACAGTGAGGCCCGACCAGCAGAAGGGTGGACGGTTGTGAGCGCGGACGGCAGCGGCACGCACACAGTGCAGCTCGGCAGTGACGGCATGCATCACTCGCTCATCGTCGACGGCATCGACCTGTCGCGAGGCATGAGGTCGGCTCAACTGACGCTGGCATCGGGCATGATGCCCACGCTCGTCCTCGACCCGATCATCTTCAACCTCGACGGCACCGACCTGGGTGACGCCCGCGTTGTGGTGGCAGACCAGGCAGCCGCAGCGCTCGTCGCGCTCGGATGGGCGCCGCCGGCGGAACAGCCTGTCGAGGTGAGTGCTGAGCGGAAGCGCGACCAGCCTGACCGTGACGGACGGTGACCAGACCCCAGGGGAGGGACCGCGATCGCCGTCGCGATCCGGACCGCCGGGGAGGGCTAGCTGCACCTCGGCAAATTCAAAACTTCCGAAGATCAACTTCCCCTTGATCATTAGTCACAATGTGTGACTAGGATGCGCCCCGTTCGGGAACATCAGGCACCTCTGGAACGTTGAACAGATGTGACCAACTCCCGTCTCTGCCCCGGCTGTCGGCAGCCATTCCCTGTCAGCGCGCGCGAGGGGAATCCCCGCGTTTGGTGCAGCGGCTCGTGTCGCCGGTGGGCGGGTCTGCATCCCGGTGAGGTGCGGCCCGCGCAACGAGCGTGCATCGGATGTGCGGTCGACATCTCAACCAGGCCAATGCAGGCAAAGTGGTGTTCGAAGCGATGTTTCGAGACCGTCAAGGGGACGCGGAGAAGCGGGCCTCTCGCGCTGGCGACCTGCGCTCTCGAAGAGTGCGGCACTTCCTTTCAGCCCAGGCGGGAGGGGCAGCGCTGCTGCTCGGAGAAGCATGGCAAGCTTCTGTACAACCGGGAGTCGCGGGCGGACGGTCGCCAGAAGTCATCGGTGTGGAACGACAAGCGCCGTGACAACTACCACCGCCGTCGGGCCTTGAAGAAGGCCACGTCGACTGGCGAACCGGTGTTGTTTGCGGAGATAGCGGAGCGGGACCGCTGGCGTTGCTCTCTCTGCAAGAAGGCCGTGGATCCGTTGGTGAAGTGGCCGGACCCGAAAAGTCCGAGCCTTGACCACGTGGTGCCGCTCTCAAGGGGCGGCGCGCACGATCCATCGAACGTCGCCTTGGCGCACCTGGGGTGCAACACGGCGAAGAACAATCGCGGTGGCGGCGAGCAGTTGATGCTGATCGGCTGAACGCCGCCCACTGTCTGACGGCGGCACGGAAGAGCGGCTAGCGACCGGCTGGCGGCAGGAGACGCAGCCTGCCCGTGCCACCGCCTGTAGTACGGCCCAGAAACCCCCGCATCGCCGGGGGTTTCGCCATGTCTGGACCGGCTGCGCGCAATGCCAGCCGTGTACGAGGCGCCGCAATGGCGCATCGGAGGAGATCGAGATGGCGAGTGGTGGAGCACGTGCACGCTCCGGTCCCGCCCCTGACCCGACGGCGCTTCGGCGCGACCGGGATGCCGGCGAGTGGACGGTGCTGCCCGCGGAGGGTCGCGAGGGCGCAATGCCTGAGTGGCCGTTGACGGAGCAGTCGATCCGCGAGTTCGAGCTGTGGGAGACGCTGTGGCGTAAGCCGCAGGCGATCATGTGGGAGCGGTATGGCCAGGAGTTCGAGGTGGCGTTGTACGTCCGCCGCTTCTCTGAGGCCGAGTTGATGGACTCGCGGGTGAATCTGTCGACGCTGGTCCGTCAGATGGCGGACAGTCTGGGCCTGACGACGCCTGGGATGCGTGCGAACCGGTGGCGGATCGCTGCGGATGAGGTTGCGGAACGGCGCGAGAGCGCCGAGAAGCAGCAGCCGGTAAAGCGGCTCTCGGCCCGGGAGCGATTCAAGGTCGTTTCCGGTGATGGAGAATGATCTGTGGCCCACGCTCGGCTTTCTCATTTCGGACTGGGTGGAGGCGCACTGCGTCATCCCGGACGGCTTCTCTGCTGGTAAGCCGTATGTTCTGACGCAGGAGATGCTCAGGTTCTACGTCCACCACTACCGTGTGAAGCCCGAGGCGACGCGTGAGCGGTCGATGCTGTCGCCTGCGTCGGCGTTCCACTTCCGGCGTAGCCAGTTGGTGCGTCCGCAGAAGTGGGGCAAGGGCCCTCTAACGGCCTCGCAGGTGTGTGTGGAGGGTGTCGGACCGGCGGTTTTCGCCGGCTGGGCGTCCGGTGGCGAGGTGTACGACTGTCGGGATCACGGCTGTGGCTGCGGCTGGGGGACCTCTCGTCACGATCAGGATCCGCACGTCTTCGAGCCTGGCGAGCCGATGGGCATGGCGTGGCCGACGCCGCTGATTCAGATCACGGCGTTCTCGGAGGAGCAGACCGACAACATCTATGGCGCCCTCCGTCCGATGATCGACAAGGGTCCGTTGTCGGAGCTGATCCCAAAGACTGGCGAGGAGTTCATTCGCCTGCCAGGCGGGGGTCGTGTCGACACGGTCACCTCGTCAGCCCAGTCTCGCCTCGGTCAGCGCGTCACGTTCGTCCCCCAGGACGAGACGGGCATCTGGACGACCGAGAACAAGATGCAGAAGGTCGCCGACACGCAGCGGCGCGGTCTGGCGGGCATGGGCGGCCGGTCGACGGAGACGACGAACGGCTGGGACCCGTCGGAGAACTCGGTCGCGCAGCGGACGTTTGAGGCGAAGGTGCAGGACATCTTCCGCGACTTCCGTAAGGCGCCGGCGGACCTGAACTACGCCAAGAAGGCGGATCGCCGCAGAATCCACAAGGCGGTGTACGGCGACTCCTGGTGGGTCGATCTGGACGCCATCGAGGCCGAGGCGGCGGAGCTGCTGGAGCGCGACCAGGCGCAGGCTGAACGCTTCTTCGGCAACCGCATCACGGCTGGCACCGGTACGTGGCTGGCACGGGACCGCTGGGACGGCCGGGCCGGATTCCGGGAAGTCCCGGACGGCACCACGATCGTGCTCGGCTTCGACGGCTCGGACATCGACGACTGGACGGGTATTCGCGCGGAGACGCTGGACGGCTACCAGTTCACGCCGGTGTACAGCTCGCTGGAGTTGCCGACGATCTGGGATCCGAAGGAGTGGGGCGGGCAGACGCCGCGTCTCGAAGTGGATGCCGCAGTCGACGAGCTGATGCGCCGCTACCAGGTGGTGCGCATGTACTGCGATCCGCCGTACTGGGAGACGGAGATCGACGGCTGGGCGGACCGGCACGGCGAGAAGCGTGTGGTCCGCTGGTACACGCAGCGGGTCGTGCAGATGTACGCCGCCTGTGAGCGGCTGCTGACGGACGTGACGAAGGCTGGCAGCGGCTTCGCCCATGACGGCTGCGAGGACACGTCCGCACATGTGGGCCATGCCCGCAAGGCGGCCAGGACTGCGGGCCGGTACGTGCTTCGCAAGGCCGCACCCCATCAAAAGATCGATATGGCCGTGGTGGCCGTTCTCGCACACGAGGCGGCCGGTGACGCGATTGCTGCGGGCCAGGCCCGTCCGAAGGTTTCCCGGAAAACGACTGTGATGCGCTGACGACGGGGGTGACCTATGGCCCTCGATCTCGAACCGGATGCGTGGCTGAAGCGGCTGATCCAGTGTCACGACAAGGATCTGCCGCAGCTCCGCCTGATGGACAGCTACTACGAGGGCACGCAGCCGCTGAGCTACCTGGCGCCGGAGATCCAGGCGGAGTTGTCGGACCGGATGCGCCAGTTGGTCATCAACTGGCCACAGCTGGTGGTGGACGCTCTGGACGAGCGGTTGGACGTCGAGGGCTTCCGGTACGCGGACTCGGAGACGACGGCCGACGACCTGTGGTCGGTATGGCAGGCCTCCGACATGGATGAGGGCTCCCAGCAGGCCCATGTCGATGCGTTGGCCCTGAAGCGGTCTTACGTGATCGTTGGCGCGAACGAGGATGACGAGTCGGCTCCGATCGTCACTGCGGAGAGCGCCCTGGAGGTGTTCGCGGAGCGGGATCCGCGAACGCGCCAGGTGGTCGCGGCGGTGAAGCGCTGGGACGAGCCGGCGCCGGCCGGGTCTGCGCCGGTGAAGTGGGCGACGTTGTATCTGCCGAATGCGCGGATGACGTTCGAGCAGCAGAAGGGCGCTTGGGCCGAAGTCGACCGCGACGAGCACAACCTCGGTGAAGTGCTCGTCGTCCCGCTCGCCAACAGGCCGAGGCTGCGGCACGCGGACGGTACGTCCGAACTCCGCTCGATCATCCCGATCTCGGACGCGGCCTGCAAAATCGCCTCCGACATGATGGTGTCCGCCGAGTTTCACGCGATGCCGCGCCGTTGGGCGACAGGGATGTCCCGGGATGACTTCGCCGACGAGAACGGGCAGCCGCTGGGTGCAATGTCGTCGCTGGCGGGCCGTCTGTGGGCGAACGAGAGCACCGAGGTGAAGTTCGGTCAGTTCCAGGAGGCCCAGCTCAGTAACTTCCACGAGACGCTCAACACGCTCGCCCGCTTGGTGGCCGCACTGACTGGCCTGCCGCCCGCCTTCCTTGGCTTGGCGACTGATCAGCCGCCGTCGGCGGATGCGATCCGCGCGTCGGAGGCCCGGCTGGTGAAGCGTGCGGAGCGCCACCAGCGGGCCTTCGGTGAGGTCTGGGAGCGGGTTATGCGTCTCGTTCTGCTGGTCCGGGACGGTGAACTCGACCCTCGAACCCGCAAGCTCGAAACGGTCTGGCGGGATCCGGCGACTCCGACCTACGCGCAGAAGGCCGACGCCGTGGTGAAACTGCACGCGTCCGGCATTCTGCCGACGGAGCAGGCGTGGGAGGACTTGGGCTACAGCGCGGTGCAGCGGGCCCGGATGCGGGGCATGCAGGACGATGCCTTGACCCGGATGACGGCCATGGATCTGCACCAGTTGTCGACGGCCCACGAGCCGACGCCTGTTGAGGCGCCTCCTGTCGGCGGCTGATCGTGGCCGTTGAGACGCAGGCGCATCAGGACATCATCGACGCCTATGGCCGGTCTCAGCAGCGGGCTGTCATTCAGACGACGGTGACGTTGCAGCGGCTGTGGAAGGAGCTCGCGGCCACGGATCTCTCACGGTCGTGGCTGGGCGGTCTGGGTGCGGCAATGGTGCGCGCGGTGGCGGCCGGCCAGTTGGTGGCGGCGTCGACGGGCCAGAAGTACATCGAGGCGATGGTCCGCGGGGATGGGCTGGGCAACAACTACATGGAGCAGGCGTCGCACGTCGACACCCGCTCGTTTTCGGGGGCGGCGTCGGATGGTCGGGCCCTGGATTCGCTGCTGTATCTGCCGGTGATCCATACGAAGACCCTGATCGGCAACGGCATGACGTTGCCGGAGTCGATGACGTCCGGCCTGTTCCAGCTGCAGCGGATGGTGGCCTCGGAGGTCGCCGACGCCGGCCGGGGTGCGGCCAGTGTCGCGATGGTCGCGAACCGCACCGTGACCGGCTACGTGCGGCAGGTCCGGTCGGGCGCGTGCGCACGCTGTGCGATCCTGGCGGGCCGCTGGTATCGGTACAATGCGGACTTTCAGAGACATAAGCGCTGCCAGTGCTATGGGGTTCCCGCGACCGATGCCCGTCCGGGCCGCCACACGAACCCGATGTCGTTCTTCCACGGCCTTTCCCGTGCCGAGCAGGATCGCCGGTTCACGATCGGTGGCGCGGAGGCGATCCGCAATGGCGCCGACATCTATTCGGTGGTCAACGCGGGCCGGTCGACGATCACGTTGGACGCCTACGGCAAGAAGGTCGTGGCCACGCTTGAGGGCACCACGAAGCGCGGGGCGTTCTACCAGCAGATGTTGCGTGAGGCCGAGCAGCGCACCGGGCAGCGGTTCGCGCGGAACGGCTACGACCTGGAACGCGGCCTGCCTCGCTTCCACTTGCGGACGCCGCGGCTGACGCCCGGCGAGATCCTGCGTCTCTCGGATGACCGCGACGAGCTGATCAGGCTCTTGAAGCGGTTCGGATACCTGTCTTAGCCCGCGGGCCAGTTCCGCAGGCCTCAAGTTTGGCCGCGCGCAAGGCGCGGTCTCTGATCCCGCAATGGGAGTTCCATCCATGAGTACGACTCGTACCCGCTGGCTGCCTGCTGCTCAGAGCGTGGGCTGGTTCCGGCTCGACCGTCATGAAGACCCCGACCCCGCCGACCCGGAGCCTGCTCCGGACCCGGCAGCCGATCCGGCAGATCCGGATCCCGACCCCGAGCCTGATCCGGCAGGCGACCCGCCCGGCCCCGATCCTGAGGACGACCCGGAGGGCGCCGACGAGCTCGGCGAGGGTGGCAAGCGGGCCCTCGCCGCGATGAAGGCCGAGAAGGCGGCGGCGAAGAAGGAAGCCGCTGCCTCCAAGAAGCAGGCGGCCGAGGAGCGGCGCAAGGTCGCCGAGCTGGCCCGCAAGGTGGCCGAGTTCGAGGACCGCGATAAGTCGGAGCTGGAGAAGGCGCAGGCGAAGGCCGATCGCTCCGAGAAGCAGGCGACCGCGGCGGTCGCCCGTTCGGTGCGGTCCGAGATCAAGGTTGCGGCGAGCGACACGTTTGCCGACGCCTCGGACGCCATCGATGTTCTGATGCGCGACCCCTCGAAGTACGTCGACGCCGACGGCGAGATCGACACCGACGCGATCGAAGCGGACCTCACGGATCTGCTGGAGCGGAAGCCGCATTGGGCCAAGCCTGAGCCGGCGGTCGTGGTGCCCGAGGGGGCGCCGAAGCAGAAGCTGAAGCCCGATCCGGGCCAGGGCAGTCGCGGCGGTAGCGCCAAGGTCGACTACCGCACCGCCTCTGATGAGGACGTGCAGGCGGAGCTAACGAAGATCGGTTTCCGGAAGCGCTACTAGTGATCAGGATTCGCGCCCGGTTGGGCGACGGGCGCACCTCGATCGAGGTGACTGGTCACGACGGGCCTGCCGTAGGGGGTCGCGCTTGCGCTGCCGTGTCGGCCATCACCCAAACCGCGCTGCTGGGCCTGGATCAGGTCGCGCAGCAATACCCGGACGACGTGTCCGTAGAAATCACTGAGGAGTGACGAATGACCCCCACCATGTCCGCGGTCCGCCCGCGGCTCAACCGCATGCCGCGGCCGTGGTTCCGTATCGACCGGCACGCCGGCGTTCGGTCGTCCCTGCCCGCAGCCCTTCAGGCGATGCTGCAGAACGGCATGCTCGACAGGGTGTTCCGGGACGCGCTCGTGCCGCAGTTCCTGTTCCCGCAGATCGCCGACAGCGAGCCCTGGATGGGTGGTCTCGGCGACAAGAAGACCTTCACCCGCAAGGGCCTGCTGGCGCCGGTGACGACTCCGGTGACCGGCTCGGACCCGTCGGCGGCGACCTACAGTCTTGAGCAGTGGTCTGTCGTGATGGACCAGTACTCGAACTCGATGGACACGAACATGCTGGGCAGCGCGCTGGCGCTGGCGAACAAGTTCCTGTCGGACGCGGCGACGTTGGGCATCAACGCGGGCCAGACCGTCAACCAGGTGGCCCGGAACCGGCTGTTCACCGCTTACGCGGGCGGTCGTACCTGGTGCACCACGGCCGGTTCCTCGGACACGGCGATCATCGTGCAGTCGACGAACGGCTTCGAGACCGTTCTGGTCAACGGTGTTCCGACGCCCGTCTCGGGCGCCACTCCGCTCACTGTCAGCATCGCCGGTTCGGCGAACACGGTCGTCGGCGTCACCCCGGGCACTCCGGGCACGCTGACGCTGGGCACTGCGCGCGCGGACGTGGTCGGCGACTACGTGGTGGCGGCGAATGCCCCCATCTCGGTGCGGGCGACCGGCAACTCCGCCTACGACCTCAGCAGCTCCAACGTGGTGACGTTCGCGAACTTCCGGTCGGCGGTGGCGCGCCTGCGGAAGATGAACGTCCCGACGCTGCCGGGCGGCTACTACGTCGCGCACATCGACGCGGACACCGAAGCCGAACTCTTCTCGGATGCCGACTTCAAGCAGGCCCTTCAGGGCCGTGTCGACTCCCCGATCTTCCGGGATCTGTCGATCGGCCGGTTCGGCGGCATCGACTGGGTGCGCAACATCGAGGCCCCGACGATCCTCGGCGGCTCCGCTGGCACCCTCGCTGTGCACCGCCCGATCGTGCTGGGCGCGAACGCGCTGATGAACTCGCCACTGGAGGGCACGGGCAACCTCATCGCCGGGACCGGCGTCGAGGACGTGCCGGAGATCCGCACCATCAACGCCGCGCCCGGCGTAGACGTCACCCTGCTGGTGCGTCCGCCCCAGGACCGCCTGCAGCAGGTCATCTCCACGACCTGGTCGTGGGTGGGCGACTTCGGTGTTCCGTCCGACGCGGGCTCCGGCGATGCGGCGCTGTTCAAGCGCGGTGTCGTCATCGAGCACGCCTGACCCCGTCTCCCGTCGGCGCGGGCAACCCTGTCCGCCCGCGCCGACGGGCCTTCACGAAGGAGGATCCACATGCGCGTGCGCATGCTGAAGGCGGCGAAGGGCTACTGGAACTACGCCGTGCAGGAGTTCAGGGAGGGCGAGGAGTTTTTCGGCGACCTCGCCCGGCACCTCACCGACAACACGCCGGAGGGCACGGTCGAGGTGCTGGAGGCTGATCCGGAACCCGAGCCCGAGCCGGAGACGGTCGACGAACCTCCCGAGGTGTCGGACCCGGACGGCGATGAGCCGCCGGTGGACGGCACCATCGACGACCTCATGGCGTGGGTGAACGACGACCGTGAGCGCGCCGCTGCGGCACTGGCGGCCGAGCAGGCGAAGGACAAGCCGCGCAGCACCGTGGTGAAGCGGCTGACGGTCCTGGTCGACACCGAGGAGTAGGGGGCCAACTGTGTCCCCGACCCCTCTGATCACCCAGGACGACCTGGAGGCCGCGCTACAGCGGACGCTGGACCCGGCGCAGGCGGCGATGGCGATCCGTCGGGCGTCGGCCCGGGTCCGCAAGCACTGCCGCCAGCAGTTCACTCTCGTCGAGAACGACACGATCACCCTGCCGGGCAACGGCCGGATCCTGCGACTGCCGCAGCGCCCGGTCGTCGTCGATGACACGCATCCGCTGATGATCGTCGAACTGTTCGGGATCAGTAGCGAGGAGTACACGGCCCTGGAGGGCCGCGATTTCACCCGGATCGGCACCGAGCTGACCCGCGGCGAACAGTGGTGGGCGCCAACCCGCCTGATGGGCTGGCCGTGGCTGCGCCCGCAAGGCATCTGGGCCCAACGAGTCCGGGTTACCTACAGCCACGGCTACACCGAGATCCCGGACGACGTCGTCGATGTCGTGCTGGATCTCGCACAGATGAACATGACCAACCCGCAGGGCCTGCGGTCGGAGTCGATCGACGACTACAGCCGCACGTTCGCCTCCGAGACCATCGGCGGCGCGCTGCTGACTGCAGAGCACAAGCAAGCGCTGCGGGAGTACCGCGGCGGCACGTTCTCCGTGGCGCCGGTGACGTGATGACGTCCATCGACATCCAACCGCTGCTCGCCGCGGGGCGCGCCGCCCACAACCAGCTACTGGTGGACACCTGCACGATCAGCCGGCCCGGCACGCCGACGCTCAACCGCACCACGAGCGTTCTGACTCCGGGTTCGCCCACAGTCCTGTACTCGGGTGCCTGCCGGTTGAAGCCGCAGCGGGTTCCCCGCAACGAGGAGGCGGGGGAGCGGCTGACGGTGGTGGCCCGCTACGAGGTGGCTCTGCCGTTCGCTTCGCTGGCCACCGATTCGCTGCAGACCGGCGACACGGTGACGATCACCGCGTCCGGTGACACCCGACTCGTCGGCGAGGTGTTCGCGGTGATGGCTGTCGACTTCAGCAGCACGGCGACCGCCTGGCGGATCACCGTCGAGGCCGCCACGTGACGGGAGGCGGCCGATGACGACTCCTGCCGTCCTTCCTCACGTCGATGCGGTCACGGCCGCCCTCGAAACGGCCGGCCTGCTGGTCTACGTCGGCGGCGCGCCTCCGGGCGTCTCTCCGACGGCCAACACCCCGTATGTGGTGCTCTATCCGGAGCCGGGCCGGGCGATGACCGCGTCGCTCGGCGACAACCGGACTGACTTCTCTGCCGTCGTCCAGCTGACGTGTGTGGGATTGACGGCGGCGCAGGCCATGTCGGTGTCCGACCGGGCCATCGCCGCTCTCGCCGTTGTTCTGACGGTCGCCGGGCGCGCATCCTGGAAACCGGAGCCCCTCGACGGGCAGCCGGTACAGCGTGACGACGACGTAGTCCCGCCCAACTACTACGCCCCCAGTCGGTACCGGCTTCGCTCAATCCCCCTGTAGAGGAGTTCCTCCATGGCAACCCTGACCACCCAGGTCATCAACCTGGCCGGCCTCGGCGTGACTTACGGCGCCGCCGCCGCATCAACGAAGATCGTGTGTGGCGAGCGGACGTTCTTGCACGTCAAGAACACTGCCGGTTCCAGCATGACCGTCACCCTGTCCTCGACCGCGAAGGTGCGCGGCCAGGCCGCGGCGGACGTCGTCGTCACGGTCCCTGCGACCACCGGCGACATGATGATCGGCCCCGTCACTCAGGATCTGTTCGCCGGCGTCTCGGACGGTCTCGCCGCGGTCGCCTACTCGTCGACGACGTCGGTGACCGTCGCCGCTGTGCGCATCTGACTTTCGCCCGCCCCCGTCTTCGTCCGCCCCGCCCGCTCGGGGCTTTTTTTGTGCCCTGAGGAGGGTTCATGTCTGACCTGATCAGCGATGGCAACACCAAGGTGAGCTGGGTGGGGTCCATCGCGAACATCAACGCCCCGACCACGACTGAGCTGAACGGCGGCTCCGACTGGACGCTGCGGATCACCCCGGACGGCCTGAAGACCGACCCGGCAACGGCGGACGTCGACACCAGCTCGCTGGGTTCGACGTTCACCACGAACCAGCCGGGGCGTCGCTCGTACACGGTGGAGCTGACGTTCAAGCGCGGCTCGACCACGATCGAGGACCAGCCGTTCACGACGCTGACGTATGGGGCGTCCGGCTATCTGGTGGTGCGGCGCGGTACGGCGTTCACGACCGCCTACGCCTCTGCGGACAAGGTGGAGGTGTACCCGGTGACGGCGGGTGAGGCGCAGAACATCGCCCCGGCGGCGAACGAGATCAACAAGTTCATGTCGCCGCTCAAGGTCACGTCGGACCCGGCGACGAGGGCTGTCGTCGCCTGATGCCGGACATTTCGGAGCTCTTGGCAGGGGCGTCGCCGCGCGAGGTCACCGTTCAGGTGTGTCTTGCGGGCGACGCGGGCGCCGAACTTCAGGCGCTGGAAGAGGAGTTGGGGCAGCTCGGCGAATGGCAGCCGACGTCGCTGGGCGAGGTCAATCCGGCGTTCGAGTTGCAGGAGCGCCTCACGGCGGCCCGGCGGCGGGCGCGGGATGCGGCGGTCGAGTTCCGGTTCCGGGCGTTGGGGCATCGCGCCTACAGCAACCTGCTGGCCGCGCATCCGGCGCCGGAGGGTTCGAAGGAGCCGTATGACGCGGGCACGTTCCTGCCCGCCGTCCTGGTGGCCTGCTGCGTCGAGCCATCGCTGACTTCGGCGCAGGTGGACCGGCTATTGGACGTCGTCAACGACGGCACTGCGCGGACCCTGTTCGCCGCCGCGCTCGCGGTGAACGAGGAGCCCAGCCCGGTCCCTTTCTCGTAGCCCGCCTGCGGGATCACAGGCTCCCGTACCGGCGGGAGGTGGAGGCGGCGCGGGCGTGGGGCATTCCCCGCAGCATTCTGCTCGGCCGCCCGCAGCCTGCGCCTGGTGAGCCGTTGTGGCTGCCGGAGGACCGCTGGTGGGCGATGGCCCTGCTGGAGGCCGAGTCGGGTTTGTGCGGGGACTGTGGGCATTCGCTCGCGGAGTCGACGCATGCCGACAGCGAGTACGCCTACGACGCGTCGATCACGAAATGCCATGCCTGCCTGGCGGGTGCGCGGCGGGTGGCAGCGCACCAGGAAGACGGCGGCAAGACCGACGGCTTGAAGGTCTCGGTGTTCCGGAAGGAGTCGTGATGGCTGGTGTCGACGTGATCGGCCTCACCGTGGTCGTGGACGACCTTGGGGTCTTCGCGGAGCGGCTGAGGGTGAACGTCGGGAAGGCCGTGAAGGTGACCTCGCAGAAGGTGCGGGACGACGCCCGGAGCCGGATCCGGGGCCACAAGTATCTGCCCACCTACCCATATTCGATCACCTACGACGTCAAGGTCACACCCATAGGCGTGGAGGGCGAGATCGGCCCGGACAAGGGTCTCGCGCAGGGCCCGCTCGGCAACATCATCGAGTACGGCACCAGCAAGAACGCCCCCATTCCACACCTCGGCCCAGCGCTCGACGCGAATGCCGACGACCTGGTTACCGGCATCGAAATCGCTGTGCATCAGGCCATGTAGCAACTGCACTTGAAGGACAGGGAACCCATGACCACTACCAGCAGGAAGCCGCCCGCACGCCGGGCGGCGAAGCCCGCGCTGACGTTCGCCGCCGTGCGGGCCAAGATTCAGCGACCCCGGCAGATCGTCGACATGGTGCTGGACGCTGAGGCCGCCGCCGAGATCGGCGCCCTTGAGCAGCTTCTCGAACGGGCGCAGCGGCACGACGAAGCCAACGGCGCGGAGACTGCGCGGGATGTTGCCAAGCATCTTCAGGAGGTGGAGGAGCAGGCGGAGGCGTCGAGGGTGCGGTTCGCACTGGAGGCCATCACGCACCGCGCCTACCAGGCGCTGCGGGCCGAGCATCCGCCGACGAAGGAGCAGATCGAGGCGGCGGCAAGGCGGGGCGGTGATGAGGAGCCGGCCTTCGACCCGGACGCGTTCGCCCCGGCGCTGGTTGAGGCTCAGTTGATCGAGCCGAAGCCGGAGACGAAGGAGGAGTTCGCCGCGTTCTGGGATGACCTCTCCGACGGCCAGCTCGGGCAGCTGTGGCAGGCCGCGATCAGCATCCAGTTCCAGACCGGCGAACTTGGTCCGCCGTCACAGGCCGCCGCCGACATCCTGCGCTCCTTCGGGATGGCCACCGGCTGACCGGCTGAAGTTCACCTCCCGCACCGCGCTCAGCGCGTGCACGTCTCCATAACTGAAGATCGGGGGCTGCCGTGGCCGACCGTACTGTGCGCGTCCGCGTCATCGCCGAGATGCCCGGCTTCGGCACCGTCATTCGCACCGGCACCGGCGAACTGATCGCCCTCGGGGAAGCCTCCCTGGTTGCCGGACGCGGAATCCGGGCGCTCGGCGCCGACGGCGCGGCGGCCCGCGCCGGGCTGACGGCCATGGGTGCGGGTGCGCGCGGCGGCGCGGCGGGCGTGCGGGAGGGCGAGGCCGCAGCACTGGCTGCCAGCCGTGGCACGCGAGCGATGCGAGACGAGACCGTGCTCGCGCCCGCAGCCTTCGGACGCATGGGTACGGCGGCCCGCACCGGCATGGGATCGGTCCGCTCCGGCGTCGAATCCGTCCTCGGCCCCGTCAAACACCTCGGCGCCCTCCTCGCTGGCGGCGCGATCCTGTTCGGCCTGCACGACATCGTCCACGCAGGCAACGAATACACCGACGCGATGAACAAGTTCCTTGAGGTCACACGCGCCTCAGGGGCACAGATGTCGTCGGCAGGCCGCGAAGCCCAGGCCCTCGGCGCCGACATGAAACTGCCGTCGGCGAACGCAGCTGAGGCCGCTGACGCGATGGTCGAGTTGGCCAAGGCGGGCCTGTCGGCGCAGGACGCCATCCGGGCAGCCCGAGGCACCATCCAGCTCTCCGCCGCCGCTCGAACCGACGTCGCAACCGCGGCGAAGATCGAGGGCGACATCATGGACCAGTTCGCCCTCAAGTCCACCGAGGCGACCCACGTAGCGGATGTCCTCGCCAACACGTCGAACTCGGCGTCCGGCGAACTCATGGACATCTACTATGCGATGAAGTACGTGGGCCCGATCGCCCACACCATGGGCATCTCCATCAAGGACACGGCAACCGCGGTCGGCCTGCTCGGCAAGTCCGGCATCATCGGCGAAACCGCCGGTACAGCCCTGCGGTCGGCACTGGTCAACATGGCGAAGCCCACGAAGCTGGCCTCGAAGGGCCTGCACGAACTCGGCATCGAAGCGTTCGACAGCCAGGGCAACTTCAAGGGCCTGCAGTACGTCATCACGAAGCTGGGCGATGCCTCCCACCACCTGACCACCCAGCAGTTCACCGCCGCCGCCGCGATGGCGTTCGGCAAGCCCGCCCTTGCGGGCATGGTGGCGCTCGCCCACCAGGGCGGGACTGCGTTCCAGCAGTTCGGTGTCCAGGTGGGCCGTGTGGGTGGCGCCGCAGCCTTGGCGGCGGCGGAGTCGAAGGGCCTGGGCGGCGCGATGCGCGGCCTGGGCAAGCAGCTCCAATCCGCCTTCTTGCAGGTGTACTTGGGTGTCGCCCCCGGCCTGGAGAAGATCACCCGGTCGATGACGAAAGGCGTCTCGGACGCCATCCCCTACATCAAGAGCGGGATCCGTATCGCCGGAGACCTCTGGGACATCTACGGGCCATCGGTTGAGGCGAAACTCCACTCGGCGTCGAGCGGCATCGGCAAGGCTGCCGCGAGCCTGGCGAACCCGGTGAAGGCGGCACTCAGTGGGGCGCTCGTCGCCGCCGTGCCGCTGGCCATCACCTCCGTGCAGTCGCTGGAGAAGGTACTTTCCAACGCCGGTGCTGCAGCCGCACCGCTCGTCGGCGGCATGCACGACCTGCTCACATCCGTCTCCTCGGGGGCGGGCGCCCTCGGCGTGGCCACAGGACGGCTACAGGTCGGCGTCGGCCTGATCGGCGACATGTCCGGCATCCTGCGGCCGATCGGTGCCATCGTCGGCGGCATCGCGCACGCCTTCGCCGGACTGCCGGGCCCGATCCAACTGTCGATCCTCGCCATGCTCGCCATGCGCCCGTTTCGCGGCCAGATCCAGGGCATGCAGAGCGCGGTCGCCGGCTACGGCCGGTCGGCGGTCGCCTCGTTCAACGGGGTGCGCGGCGCCATGCAGACGCAGACGATGCTCGCCGCCCGGGCCGGGGTGTCGCTCGGCCGCTGGGGTGCCGGGCTCGCCTCGCTGGAAGCACGCTCCCCGACGATCGCCGCAATGGGCAACAGCTTCCGCAGCGCCTCCACCGGCATTCAGGAAGCCGGTGGCCGCCTCGTAGGCTTCCGGTCCGCTGCGGGCGGCGCAATGGCCGCCATCGGTACCGGTGTCGGGCGCGGGCTCATGGGCGGCATGCGCGGACTGTACGGATTCCTCGGCGGCCCGTGGGGTATCGCCATCGCAGGCGCCATGATCGGCTTGGACATGCTGGCCCGCAAGCAGCAGGAGGCTGCCGCTGCCGCCGCCGCGCACCAGCAGCGGATCTCCAGCCTCACCCAGGCGCTGGCAGCGTCCGCCGGCCTGGCGGACGGCTCGGTTCGTGCTGCCGCCGTACAGACGCTGGCTGACGCGAAGCTGAAGGACGGCAAAACCCAGCTCCTCAACGTGATGCATGAGGCGGGCGTGGGCACCAGCCAGCTCACAGACGCCTACCTGGGGCAGGGCACGAGCATCGACACGCTTCAGAAGAAGCTCCTTACCGCAGCCAACGCGAACCGGGAGTGGGTGGCGTCTGGCAAGAACGGCCGCAAGGTGGCGTTCACCGACCAGGGGCAGGCCTACAAGGACGCCGCTGATGCCCTCGGTAGCCTGTCCGGCGAGTTCGGCACGGCCAAGAAGAAGCAGGCCGACCTGGCCGCCGCAGTGAAGGGCTCGGGCGCTGCCGCGCTCGACGCAACAGACCCGACGGGTCGGCTACAGACCGCCATCAAGACACTCGGGGACAGCGCCAGCGATGCGGACACGAAGGCGCGCGCGTTGCACACCGCCCTCGACCTGCTCTCGGGCGGCGAGCTGGATGTTCAGGCGGCGGTCGCCACCATGAACCAGGCGCTCATCGACCTCAACGGCAGCTACAAGGACGGCCTCGACCACGCCAAGGGTTACGGCAAGGCTCTTCTCCAGGTCGACGGGTCGCTCAACACGACATCGGAGAACGGGCAGAGCCTGTGGACCAAGTTGCAGGCGCTGAACGAGCAGACGGCTGGCGCGGCGCAGTCGACCTACGATTTCGCGCGCGCCAACAATGAGGGCGTCGTCCCGGCCTTGAAGCAGGCCGAGGCCCGCATGGAGACGTCCTGGAAGGCCGCGGTCACTGCGGGGGAGAAGTTCGGGCTCACCGCGGACCAGGCGAAGGTGCTGGCGGCCCAGATGGGATTCATCCCGTCGTCGCTGGCCATCACCATGTCGACGCCAGGTCTCAGCGAGACCCAGAAGCAGCTGCTGTATGTGCAGGGCCTCGCCGGGCACATGCCGAAGGGGTCCACGATCCGCGTGTCGGCACTCACCGCCGAGGCCAAGGCGGACATCGAGTCCGTCGGCTTCAAGGTGAAGACCCTGCCCGGCGGGCGCCAGATGGAAATCACCGCCCCGACAGGGAAGGCCGCCGCCGCCCTGGACGCGCTGATCGCCAAGAAGCTGCCCTCCAAGGCGGTGGGCGTCGACGCCAAGACCGCCAGCGCCATGGCGGCTCTGGAGGCCGTCAGGCGGAAGGTGGCAGGGACCAAGGGGAAGTCGATCACTGTTGGCGCGCTGACCGGTGCAGCACAGAGCGCCCTGACCAGCCTGGGCTTCAAGGTGCAGAGGCTCCCCAACCGTCAGGTCAGGGTGACGCTGCCGACCGGTGGTCCGGCAGCGGCAGCCGCCGCAATCCAGCGCTACATCAACAACCTGCACGGCAAGACCGTCACCAACTACGTCAACTCGATCGTGACGACGACGAAGAAGTCCGTCCACGAGGTCGTCGGCAAAGCCGACGGCGGCATCGTCAGCTTCTACGCCGACGGCGGCATGCACGAAAACCATGTCGCCCAGATCGCCCGCAAGGGCACGTACCGGGTGTGGGCGGAGGATGAGGCAGGGGACGAGGCCTACATCCCTCTCAACCCGGCGAAGCGTGGCCGCTCGCGGCAGATCGCCGCGCAGACGGTCAGCCGGCTCGGCGGGGCTGTCGCCTGGTACGCCAACGGCGGCCTGAGCGGATTCACGTACTCGCCGACCGGCCAGCCGGTGCTTGGCGGCCCGTCGGACGCCAAGTCGCGCTACGACCAGGACGTCCAGCGCCTGAAGGACGCCTGGTCGAAGCTCACCGCTGCGCTGGCGGACGCCAAGAAGAAGACCGACGCCCTCGGCGCCGCGGAGAAAAACCTCTCCCGGGTGCGCCACGAGCACCACACGGCAGCCCAGCTGCGGGCCGCCGAGGAGCGTGTCGACAAGGCCCGGTCAGCGAAGAAGGCGGCGGACAAGACGGTCTCCAAAGACCGGGCCGCCGTCAACGCGGCCGACAAGGATCTCGGACTGAAGAAGGGCGCCAAGGCTCCGACCGGGTTCAACCTGGCCGCCTACCAGGCCGAGCTGAACAAGTCGGTGGCGGCGACCGAGAAGTGGCGCGGCAACCTGTCGAAGATCTCCAAGCGGGGTGGCGCCGAAGTCGAATCCCTCCTGGAGAACATGGGCCAGGACGGCTACGCCCTCGTCAACTCGCTGGCCGGAGCATCCACGAAGCAGTTCAACGACATCGTCAAGAAGCTGCAGAAGACCGGCGACGTCGCGAAAGCCACCCTCGCCGACTTCGACAAGCAGCTCAACGCGAGCACGCAGCAGAACGCGCAGTTCGCCGCCGACCTGCAGAAACTGGCCGCCGAGGGCTATGGGGATCTCGCACAGGCCCTCGCCGCCCAGGGCGACTCCAACGCGCAGGCCCTCGCCCATGAGGCGGCAGGCAACAGCAAGAGCGCCTCAGCGGCCAACAAGAACGTCGGGAAGGCGCAGGCCGCACTCACCGGCGACGACCTGACGAACTCGCTGATCCTCCTGTCCACACTGCGCGGCGGCGCGGGCCGCGGCTATGCGGACCTGATCGCGGCGGGTCTAGGAACGGACGTCATCAAGGCCCTCGTGCCGAAAATGACGAAGCAGATCGCCGCGCTGCCCGACGCGAACAAAGCGGTGTTCGTCCGCCAGTGGGTGTCGCAGGGCGGCACGGCGATGGCGGCCGGCGGAATCCTCACCAAAGCCACCCCGGTTCTCGCCGGCGAGGCCGGCGTACCCGAGGCGTTCATCCCGCTCACCCAGACCTCCCGCAGCCGGGCACTGCTTGCAGCCTCCGCCGCCGCGCTCGGCTACCACCTGGTGCCGGCGAGCCGGTATGCGAGCCACGGCTACAGCGACGGGCGGGCCGGATATGGGGGCGACCGGATCAACAACATCACCCTCAACGGCGCCAAGCAGACCACCGCCGAACAGGCAATGGACATCGCCCGCCACATGGCGTTCGTCGGCTGACGGGAAGGAGGCGCGGTGTCGTTGATGGCAGGGCAAGACCTCGGCGGAGTGTGGGTTGACCTCGGCGCCATCCCGCTCGGGCGGGTGGACTCCGTCGGGGTCGCCTGGGGGTTGCAGTCGTTCGACGGCTGGGACAGCGCCGAGGTCCGCAGCGAATACACCGACCGGGAGGCCGACCACGGATCGTGGGCATCCCCGGCCTATCTCGGCTCGCGGCCCATGACGCTGGCCGGGACGGTCACCGCCCCGGACCGGACAAGCCTTGAGGACGCCCTGGAGCGGCTGCGCACCGCGACAGCACTCACCGACACCACGCTGGTGGTGTACGAGCTGGCGTCGCCGAAACAGGCGGTAGTACGCCGCTCCGGGAAGCCGCTGATGGCTTACGTCACCGACCGGATCGCCACCTACAGCGTGCTCGTCACCGCGGCCGATCCGCGCCGCTACAGCACCACCCTGCAGACCGGGACGACCGGCCTGCCTGCCACCACCGGCGGACTGACCTTCCCGATCACCTTCCCGGTCACGTTCTCGGCGACGACCGTGTCCGGGCAGATCGGCGCCGTCAACTCGGGCTCCATAGAGACCCGCCCGATCCTGACGATCGCCGGCCCCGTGGTCGCGCCCACCGTGTCCGCGCTCTATCCGGATGGCACGGTGCGACAGCTCATCTACTCGCTCGACCTGGCGTCCGGCGATGTCCTGACCGTCGACACCGACGCCCACACCGTGCTGCTCAACGGCTCCGTATCCCGGCGCCGCTTCATGTCGGTGCCGTCCGGATGGCCCACGATCCCGGCCGGGGCGTCCGTCAGCTACCAGTTCCAGAGCTCGACCTACAACGCGAGCGCAATGCTGACCGCCCAATGGCGCTCGGCGTGGATGTGAGGAGGCGTTCATGCCAGTAGACCCGTGGGCAATCGATGGCCTGGCGTTCTCGGGCCTCGAAGCCCGGCTCGTGGAATCCCTGGCCGTCATGGGCAACGGAAGCGCCCTGGGAGCCGTCTCGGGCGTCCGGCCCGGCGACCCCGGCCTGACCGTCACCCTGGCCGGTACCACCATCAACTGCTCGGCCGGGGTGGCAGCCGTCGCCTACAGCGGGCAAGGCGTCTACCGGTGCGCGTTCCCCTCGTCGGTGTCACCCGGCACCTACACGGCAGCCCACGCGACCCTGAACAGGATCGACCTCGTCTACCTGCGGGTGTGGGACAACAGCGTGGACGCGTCCGGCCTCAACAAAGCGGACATCGTCTACCTGGCGGGCACCCCGTCGTCAACGCCGGTCGCCCCGACCCCGGCAGGTACGCAGATCTACCTGCCGCTCGCCACGATCACCGTGCTGTCCGTGTCCAACGGCGGCACCGCCTCCGTGAGCACGGCGATACGCCCGTACACGGTGGCGCCCGGCGGCATTCTGCCCGCCACCACCGCGCCGACCGGCCTGTACGTCGGCCAGTACTACGACAACGCCACCGGCCTGCTGCGCTGGAACGGCACCAACTGGCGGCAGGTCAGCCCCTACACACCACTCTCCCAGGCGCAGGTCAGCCAGCCCGGATCATTCACGGCCGGTACCTACACCGACTTCCCCTCCGGGAACTGGCCGACACTCGCCTTCACCGTGCCCCCCAGCGGCCTGGTGTGGATCAGCATCGGCGCAGCCATCCAGAACACCAACTCGGGTACATCCACGGGATGGGTTACATGGCGCGCCTCCGGAGGGGTGACCGAGGCGGGGTCCGAGGCCAACGGGGTGTCGACCTACGGCTCCCGCACCTACGCCACCCGCCGCGTCCTGCGCTCCTGGACGCCCGGCGCAGCTGTCACACTCACCCCGCAGTACCTGTTCAGCTCCGTCGGCACTCTGACCTCCGTCACCCGGGCCGACAACGGGCTGCTCACCGTCGAACCCGTCGCCGTCGCATGACCGAGACCGCCTACCAGCTCGACTGGTACGGCTGCGACCTGCGCACGGGCGGCATCGTCGAAGACCTCCGCTCCATCAAACCGACCGGGCCGCTCACCCGGAAACTCGGCGACTCGACCACCCTGCAGTTCGACCTCAGCCTGCCCGGCGCCCCCGGCGGATGGGACAGCGCCACCGCGCCCGGCCGGTCCATGCTCGTTGCTGTCGACGCCGCCACCAACACCCCGATCTGGGCAGGCGCCGTACTCCCCCGCAGCGGCGGCAGCTCACAGACCGTTTCGCTCGGCGCCGCCACCCTGGAGGCCTACTTCGACGCCCGCTTCCCCGGCGACCAGACCTTGGTCGGCGTCGACCAGGCCGCCGTGATTTCGGCGCTTGTCACGCCGGCGCTCACCAGCGGGCCGCCGATCGTCATCGACGCGCCCAACACGGGCGTCGTCATGACCTACCTGACGCAGGACGGCGACGACAAGTCGATCCTGTCCTGCCTCAAAGAGGTCATGGCCCTCGATGGCGGCCCCGAGTGGACCATCGACGTCGCGTGGAACGCAGGGCACACAGGGTTTCAGTTTCCGCTGCGGGTCCGCCCCGCCATCGGCACTCAGGCCAGCCCGCCCGAAGGCACCTTCGATTTCCCGGGCTGCGTGGACAGCTACACGCTCGCCGAATCCTACGAGTCAGGCAAGGGCGCCACTCGTGTCATCGCCCGCGGTGAAGGCGAAGGCACCTCCCGGCTCACCTCCATCGTCCACGAGGCGACCGCACTGATCGCCAACGGCTGGCCCGCGTGGGAATACCGCTACACCCCCGCGACGGGCATCGACGACCCCGACCAGCTGGACGCGCACGCCACGCAGTCCCTGGCCCTCATGCAACTGGGCGCGCAGGTCTGGTCCGTTGAAGCGGTCGCCTCCCGCGCGCCACGACTCGGCCGGGACTGGGGCCTGGGCGACACCGTGCGTCTCGCCGTCGAAACCGGCAGATCACCCCGCCACCCGCAAGGCGCCGACATCACAGCACGCTGCTGGTCCTGGGAACTCGACCCCGGCGCCGACAAAATCCGGCCCATCCTCGTAGAGGAGAGCTGATGCCACGCCAGCTCGACCAACTGCCCACCGACGCCACCACGATGGCCCGGAAAATCGCCGCCCTGGAACGGCAGGTCAACGAGCTGCGGGCCGCCCGCCGCCTCGGCTCCGCAACCGCAGGGGTGATCCAAACTGCAGCCTCCGGCGCCCGCGTTGTGATGGACGGAGACAACCAGGCCGTCGACGTGTACGGGGCCGACGGCACGACTCTCCTGGCGGAGCTTGGCCCCGACGCCAGCGGCGGCGGCGGCCTGTGGACGCGCGGCCTGCAAGACCCCAACAACATCAGCTCCTACCTGGGCAGCGGAGAGCTGTCCTTCCGGCCTGTCGAAAACGGGCTCGTCCAGGTCCCGGCCAACATCTACTACGACACCGACGCCTTTCAGTACTCCGACTTCACCCTCACCAGCGGCTCCGTCGGCGCGGCCGACCACCGGGCGCTGCTCATCCTGGAGTCCATCTACGCCGGCGCGACCCCGTATGTATACATCCAGGGCGAGAACGGCACCCAGTGCAACATGGACGTTCTCGGAGTCCTCACCGCGAGCAACCTGGCGTGGGGCAGCGTGGCCATCACGCCGAGCGCCGCGAACACCCCAACGAGCGCCACCGTCACGGGACTCAGCCTCAAGGGCAGCACGTTCATCGGCTTCTCCGGCGCCCAGACTGCCGCCCCCGGCTCGACAACCCTCACGAACGGCGTCACTGGCACGAGCGCCATCTCCGCCACCTCAACTGGCCTGACGGTGTGGCTGACCCGGCAAAACACGAGCGCGACAACAGTGAACTGGCTGGTGATAGGCATATGAGCGATGTGACGTTCCAACCTGGCCTGTACTACGAGGTCACCGCGCGCGACAACAACGAGGCATGCGCGAATTACGGGCAGATCTTCGACGTTCCGCAGTTCTACAGCAACGCCGGAACGAACTGTTTCGTGCAGTGCGGGCTCTGCAGTCAGCACATGGAGATCCTCACAGCCACGCTCCTCGACCCGCAGCCCGAAGTCACCTGAACCATCCACCGCACCACCCTGCCCGAGCCCTCCGGCCGGGCCTTTTTCATGCCCTGGAGGGCACTTGAGCACGAACGTTTACACCTCGGGTGATCCGAGACTCGGCCGCCGCGTCGAACATGATCCCCGCAGCCTTGCCTACGCCCACGGGGTACTACCCAAGGCCGCCATCAAGTCCGTGGACTGGACACGCCGCGCACCGATCTTCGATCAGGGGCAGGTCGGAAGCTGCACCGGCAACGCAGCTGCCGGACTCGTCGCCACCGACAGCGCCGCCCGCGCCGGGCTGACCACTGTCCCCATCCCCGGCGACCCCAACTTGTGGCCCGTCGACGAAGAGTTGGCCGTCGAGGTCTACAAGCTCGCCACCACCCTCGACAACATCACCGGCGCCTACCCGCCAGACGACACCGGCTCCTCCGGCATCGGCGCCGCCAAGGCCCTGAAGAAGCTCGGCCTCGCCACCAGCTACACCCACGCCTTTAGCATCGACGCACTCAAGAGCGCACTCCAGACCGGGCCCGTCATGGTCGGCACCGTCTGGCTGGAGTCCATGTTCGACCCCACACCGGCGGGCAACATCACCGTCGACCGGAAGTCCGCCGTGGCAGGCGGCCACGAGTACGTGCTCTCCGCCTACGACGCCAGCGCCCGCCAGTTCCGCATCGACAATTCGTGGTCAGAGTCGTGGGCCATACGCGGTTCGGCCTGGATCACCGAGGCGGACATGCAGTGGCTGCTGTCCCAGCAGGGTGACGTCACCGTCCCCGCCTGGACCACGGCCCCGGTGCCGACCCCTCCTCCCGCGCCCACTCCTGCTCCGGATCCTCGACTGGCTGAGGCGGCTGTTGCTGCCCAGCAGGTGGCGGATCTGATGCGGCCGTGGGCGCCCAGCAAGACGACGGGAGCCTGACGATGGTTGATCTCTGGATGCCTGGCGCGGCCCGGCACTCTCTCGGCAACACCGGCGCGATGTCCGGCGGGCCCGCGCGCGCGGTCTGGCACATCACCTCCAACGAGCACGACTGGACGTTCAAGAACGAGCTGGGTTGGTTCACCGGTGGCGGCGCCGACGTGGCACCGCACCTTCTGTGGGACCCGTTCACCGGCGAGATGGCGCAGTTCTTCCCCGCGGACTCGCGGTCGCTGTCTCTCCAGAACGACGGCGCGGTGAAGACGAACCGGACCGGTAAGTACTGCATCCAGATCGAGACCGTCTTCACGCAGGGCGAGACCGTCGGCGGCAAGAAGTACAACGCGGTCAAGGACACCCCCTGCAAGGGCCTCGACCAGATCATGGACTGGCTGAGGAGCCTCGGCATACCCGACGTCTGGCCTGGGGGAGCCCCGACGGGCTTCGTCCGCGATACCGTCTCCGCCGGCATGTGGGCGAACGACGGCGGCCAGTACGGGCACCACCAGATCCGCGGCAACGCGCACGTCGATCCGGGCCCGATGCCGAACCTGGCCGCGTTCGGTACGACGCCGGTCAAGCCGAAACCCAAGCCCGCCGTGAAGTACGAGCCGTTCCCGGGCGCCGCCTGGTTCTCGATGGGCCGCACGTCGCCGATCGTCGCCGCCATGCACGACCGGCTCGTCGCCGTCGGCTGCAGCCGCTACAAGTCGTCGACGGGCAAGAGCACCATCGGCTCCGGCGACAAGGCCAGCTACGAGGCCTGGCAGGAGAAGTGCGGCTTCCCCGGCGACTGGCCGCCCGGCAAGACCACCTGGGACCTGCTCAAAGTCCCCAACGTCTGATGGGCTACGACCGCGGCGTGCCGCCGTCTGACTGGCCGGGCATGGAGATGGTCGGCATGACCCGGCTGACTGACGAGATCTACTTCGGGTGGCTGGCCAAGGAGCCCAACCCGACGTTCTGGCATTGGTGCAGCGCGCTGGAGGGCGTACCCGCCGAGCGCAAGGTGCACGACGGCTGCTGGGTGGCCGCCGGAACGAGCAGCCACCAGCTGGTTTCGCGCGACCCGCTGCACCTCGAACCGTCCCTGCTGTGGCAGTGCTGCGGCACGCATGGTTTCGTCCGCGAGGGGAGGTGGGTGTCCGCGTGACCGACCTCTTCTACGATCTCGAATTCCTGGAGGACGGCCGCACCATCGAGCTGATCTCGATCGGCATGGTGTGCGACGACGGCCGCGAGTACTACGCCGTCAACTCCGAGGCCCCCTGGGATCGCGTCCGGAAGCACGACTGGCTGATGCAAAACGTGTGGCCCCATCTTCCATTGCGCGGTCACAAGAGCGGCCTGGTCACTGTCGGCGGCAAGACGGAGGTCAGGCTCACGGAGCCCGGTGTCATCGACGCCAGCAACACCCAGGTCAAACCGCGCTGGGTCATCGCCAATGAGGTCCGCGACTTCATCCAGGCGGCGGACGACCCGCAGTTGTGGGCAAACTGCGGAGCCTACGACTTCGTTGCGTTCGCCCAACTGTGGGGCCCGCTCGTCCGCCGCCCCAAGGGCGTGCCAGTCCGAACCAACGACATCCAGCAGGAACGCGCCCGCCTCGGCATCGCCTGGGACCAACTCCCGAAGCAGGAGTCCGGCGAGCACAACGCGCTCGCCGACGCGAGACACAACCAGACCATCCGGCGCTGGCTCGCCGAACAGGAAACGAGAACCCCATGAAGATCTTCGGACGCGAACCGGCTGCGGTCCTGGCCTTCGTCAGCATCCTGGTGAAGCTCGGCTCGGCCTACGTATTCCACGCCACCCAGACTCAGCAGGCCACCGTCAACACGGCTGCCGCCTGCATCGTCGCCCTGGCGATCGCGTTCATGGCCCATGACGCCATCGGCGCGGCCGTGTTCAACCTGGCGCAGGCCCTCGTCGCCGCCGCAGTCGGCTTCGGGCTGAAGCTCGACGCCGATCACCAGGCGCTGTGGCTGTCGCTCGTGACCGTCGTCATCGGCCTGTGGAGCCGCACCCAGATCACCGCGAAGACGAAGGCGTCCGTGCCGCGATCCGCCCGGGCCGTACAGGACGTCGTCTGAGCCAGCCGGAGTAGCACGTGCCTCCCGAGCCGTCGAACGCAGAGCTCGCCCACCGCATCGAGGCCATGCGGTTGGACCTCAAGGAGGACTTCAGGGAGCTCGGCAAGCGGCTCGACGCCAAGGTGTCCGTCGAACGCTACGAGCTGGAACGGCGGGCCGCCGACGGGGTGCACCGTGCGCTCATCGAACGCGTGGCGGCCATCGAGGCCGAGCGGGCATCGGAGAAGCGGGACACCGAGTTGGAGCGCCGGAAGCGGGAGGATGAGCGGCGCGCAGACAAGCGGCTCATCTTCTCCGCGCTGATCGTGCCGGTGCTGATCGTGCTGCTGCAGGTGTACCTCTCGTCACGGGGGGCCGGTTCGTGAGCGAACACGCATCCCCGACGAAGGAACGGCGGCGCGCCGATGTGCGGTACATAGTCGTCGCAACTGGCGCCGTCGGCTCCTTCGCCGCCATGGCGATCTGGGTACAGGGCCTCTCGCACGACCTGCGCGTCTCCAACGACGCCCGCGACGCCCTGGCCCGGCAGGTGCAGTCCCTCGGCCACAAGCCGGTCGCCGGACCGCCCGGGTCGCGCGGCGAGGCAGGCGCATCAGTCGTCGGGCCCCGCGGACCTCAGGGCGTCGCCGGCTCGCCGGGCCCGACCGGATCACCCGGCAGTACGGGCAAGACCGGGGCGACCGGCGCGCCAGGCGCCACCGGATCACCCGGAGTCGGCGTCACCGGGGCCGCCGGCAGCCCAGGCCCCGCTGGACCCCAAGGTGAGGCCGGGCCGGCAGGCCCCCAAGGCGACCAGGGTCCGAAGGGCGACACCGGGGACACGGGCGCGACCGGCCCAGCACCGTCCGGCTGGACGTTCACCGACGGCACCGGGGTCACCCAGGAGTGCGCACCTGACAGTGAAGGCTCCACCCACTACACGTGCACGCCCGCCCCGGCGAGCCCTTCGCCCACTCCGTCGAATCCGGAGTCCGCGGTGCTGGTGCTCAGTTCCGCGCTCGTCCGCAGGAGGATCGATGCCCCAAGCAGTACCCGCGGCCGACACCGGGCGGTCCGCCACCGCGGTGCCCATCGCTGAACCGGCCCCGCGGACTCCCCGCCGCGACGACACTGCGGCCGACGCCGGGTCGCTGGAGCGCGCGGGCCGCCTCGACCCGCAGCCGGTCCCCGCGCCGTCGATCAGCCCGTTCCTGGCGCCCGACCTGCCGCCCTACGAGGAGGACAACGGGACCTAACCTTGTCGTTGACTCGCCAGAAGGGGGGCGACTAGCCGCCCAGTAAGTGCCTTGACCTGCACTTTTGATGCTAGAATGGGTCAACTTAGCTTCTGCTGGAGGGTGTTGCCTTGCTGACGGGTCGTCGCTACCGGCTCGCGCTCACGCCCGAGACAGGAGGCGCAGTGCGAGGAGTACGCCAACACCTGCCGCGCCGTATGGAACACCGGCCTCGAACAACGCCGGGAGTATCGGCGGCGCGGGGCGTGGATGAACTTCGTGCCACAGTGCGCCGAGCTCGCGGAGGCCAGGCAGGCGCTTGAGTGGCTGCGCGCCGCGCCTTCCTGCATTCATCAACAGACGTTGCGGGACCTTGAACAAGCCTGCCGCGAGCGCGGCACGTGGAAAGTGCGATGGCGGTCGAAGGCGCGCTGGAGCCCGTCGTTTCGCTTTCCTGACAGGAGATGGCTTCGCGTAGAGCGGCTTGGCCGCAAGTGGGGCCGGGTCAAGCTGCCAAAACTCGGATGGGTCCGCTTCCGTTGGTCGCGCCCCCCGGGCGGTGAGATCCACTCCGCCACGGTGTCCCGAAAAGGTGCGCACTGGTTCGTTTCCCTCCTGATAGACGACGGTCGGGAGGTGCCCGAGAAGCACGCCATGCCGAACACGGCGGTAGGCATAGATCGGGGCGTGAAGGTCGCCGCAGTCACCTCCGATGGCGCGTTCCATGACCGGGAGTTCATCACTGCTGGCGAGGCCGGCCGGTATCGACGGTTGCAGCAGAAGCTAGCCCGCTCCAGGCGTGGATCCGCGAACCGGCGCAAGACCATCACGGCCATGGGCCGAATCACGAGCCGAGCGTCAGACCGCCGTGGTGACTTCTGCGCCTTCACCGCGAACCGCATCACCGGGCGGAACGCCGTGGTGGTGCTGGAAGACCTCAAGATAAAAAACATGACCGCATCGGCGTCCAGAACTCTGGACGAGCCGGGTGAGCGAGTCGCTCAGAAGCGCGGCCTGAACCGCAGCATCCTCGACAAGGGGTGGAGCCGCCTTGGGCTCGCCCTTGCCAACGCCGCCCGATACACGGGCACCTCCGTGGTTCTGGTTAATCCCGCGTACACCTCGCAGCGTTGCCACGCCTGCGGGTTCGTCACTGAAGGCAACCGCGAGAGCCAAGCGGTCTTCGTGTGCAAGAACCCTGGGTGTGGCCACGCAGACCATGCCGACGTGAACGCCGCAAAGAACATCCTCAGCGCCGCAGGGCATGTGGTGCCAGCCTGTGGAGACCTCGCCGTTGGGCGGTCCGCGAAGCAGGAACCCGGAGGCCGGGCGACCGGCCGAACCCTTCGTTTGGGAATCTCCGGCCTCCATGCCGGAGAGGAAGCCAACTGCTCGTCAGCCTGTCCACCCTCCCTCTGCCTCTGACCGGCACGACTGCGCCCCCGCTGCCTTCGGGCGGTGGGGGCGCTTCCTCACGTCCCGTCGGTGAACGGCGGATTCTCCAGGTGCCGGGCGAGGATCCATTCCTCGTCGCCGCGGCGGCAGGTCAGGATGAGCCGGATCGGCTTGCCGACGTACTCGCCTTGCCACATGGCCTGGGACTTGCCCTCCATCCAGCGCCCGGGCCTGGTGCGCTGCATCGCGCGTTGCGTCCCAGTACCCACGTCGAGCGGGAAGGCTTCGGGCCCGCGCCCGTGCTCGTCGGTTCCGTTGCTGCCGTGTGAGAAGCGGAAGGGCCCCCAGACGAAGGCGTCGACGTCGGCCTGCGTCACGTTCCTCTCCGGGTGGAGGACATTGCGTTCCTTGTCGTCGTCGCCGACGACTATGCGTACCTCGTCGAGGCGGCGCAGCGCGTCGGGCCCGCTGAGATGCACGTTGAGGAGGGCCTGGCCGTTGCCGGTATCTATCAGCTCAAGGTCGAACTGCGGCGTCAGCTCGGCGTGCCACCGGTCCTGCTCGATGTGGGTCATGGCGTCCGCGGTCTCCGCGGATCGGTGGGCGGCGAGCCATGCGCCGGCCGTCGCGACCGCACTGAGGGCGGCCGTAGAGAAGGTGGCGACGTCGCCCCAATGGATGCTCATGCGGCGGGAGCGTAGCGGGAGTTGACCGCTGGCGAACCCGGCACGACAACGCCCCGCCCTCTCACTGCCTTCCGGCGGCGGGGGAGCGGGGCTTTTCTGTCGTTGCGGGAGGTCTACTCCCGTTCGCGGATCGCCTGCGCCAGGTCTCTGATCGCCGCCCCGACGGCTAGGAGGGCGTGCACCTGGGCCCTGGCAAGCAGCGCTGCCTGATCGCCGGAGCCGTCTTCTCTGGCGTGGCTGTCGTCCAGGTTGTTGAGTGCTCGCGCCTGTAGCTGGTCGTACCTTCGCTCTGTCATGGCCGCCCTCTCGTCTACTACAGGGCGAGAGTCTGCCGAAGGTGGGCCCATCTGTCAGGAGGGCCTCGGCGACTTCATAGCGCATAACGCCTTGTGAAGCGCGCCGAGTTGACCGGGTTCGGCATTCTCCACCGCTACAGAATAATGACCGTTATCCTGTAGCGATGAACACGCTTCCCGTCATCCGATCCACCGGGACCAGCCCCGACCGTCCAACCCAACGGGCCATCACGCTCCGCGGCAGGCCGCCCGCTTCGACCCCCGACGCACTGCTCGCGCTACTCGCTGAGGCCGGCGCCGGGCCCACCGTCCTGAAGGCCACCCGATCGTGGCTCGCCAAGCGCCCGAGTGGGCACAGCAAGACCGCCTACGCCAAAGACGCCGCCTGGTGGCTCGCCTTCTGTGCCGCCAGTGACACCGACCCCACGCGCGCACGGGCCACCGACGCCGACGACTACGAAACGGCGCTCCGCGAGACAGGCCTGGCCAAGTCAACTCGTGGGCGCCGCCTGGCTGCCGCGTCGAGCTGGTACACCTACCTGATCCGCGCGGACGTCGCCGACCGGAACCCATTCGAGGGGATGGAGCGACCCTCAGTCTCCGCCGACGACTCACCCACCCGCGGACTCACCGCCGACCAGCTCGGCAGGCTGCTCAACCACGCCCGCGCTCGCGAGTCGACGCGCACCTATGCCCTGCTCGTCACGCTCGCCACCACCGCGGGTCGCATCGGCTCCGTCCTCGCTCTCACCGTAGGCAAGCTTGGCCACGACCAGGGTCACCGCGTCGCCGACCTGATCGTGAAGGGCGACAAGACCAAGCGCGTCGTCCTGGTCCCGCTCGCCGTCGAGGCCATCGACCGCCACATGGACGGTCGACCCCTCCAGGACGACGACTATGTGTTCGCCACCAGTACCGGGCGGCCGATGGACGAACCGGCCGCCTTCCGTCTCGTTCGACGCGTAGCCGGGGCGGCAAGGCTTCCGCACGCCGACCAGTTGTCGCCCCACTCGCTGCGCCACTCCTACGCAACGGCGCTCCTGAGCAAGGGCGTCCCCCTCGCGGATGTGCAGGACGCCATGGGGCACGCAGACCCGCGCACCACTCGCCGCTACGACCGGGCCGCCGGGGCACTCGACCGCTCGCCGTCATACAAGATGCAGGACGAGATCACGGCCGCGATGCGGGCTGCGGAGGGTGAGTAACTGCCGCCCCGTTCTGTCATGCTGGGAGCAGCCCGCCTCGTCCCCCCGTCGAGGCGGGCGCTCGCGCGTTCACTCTTGGTTGAAGTTGACGCCCCGAATTTCAAGGTTGCGGCCCTACAGTTGAACTTGCGGCATCCGGGTGGAAGACCCGGCGCTCACGCCTCGCGCCGCTTGGGAGGTGGCCCGACTGCCCTCGTGGAGTCGGAGAACCCCTGTGCCGCATCGAGTGGCTGTCCGCGCCGACGCGCGGGCGGCCACTTGCACGTCACCCCTTCGGTTCCGGCAACACCCCCGGCTTGACCGGCACGATCTCCACGTCGGTGGCGCCGCCCGTCTCCAGCTCCGCCTTCCGCTGCCCAGCGCTGGCTTGGTCGTAGGCGACAGCGGACGCGCGGTGCGCCCCGTCTGGGTCGGTCCAGGTGAGGGCGAAGCTCTTCATGGTGGTCGTCATGCGCTCATCATCGCTGCCGGGCCTGACAGTCACCGTCAGACGAACCGGCGCATTCGCGGGTCGAGCTTTCCGAGGGTGCACATCCACACCATCATGTCCATCATCCCGAAGCTGAGCCGCAGCGACAGCCGCACCAGCGAGATCGCCAATCCGATCATTTCGTCCCCCTTCAATGCCGAAGCCAGGACTACACGTCGGGGCCCTGACCCCGCGTTGGCGGATCCCGGGATCTCGCCAGAACGGGCTGCCCAGTCCAGGTGGCTGGGATCGGCGTTCTGGCGCCGGCTAGTACTCGCTGAGCCCGAGTTCCCGGTCGGGCCGGCAGTGCTCGCACGGGTGCATGAACCCCTTGTCTTTGGCAAGGGCGAAGCGGGCTTCGGCTTCGGTGAGGGTGGCGGCGGGCGGTCCGATGTGGGTGCAGGTGGCGAGGTGGATGGTGGCGCCGACGGCCTGCCCGGCTTTGCGTTCCTGCTCGGTGATGTAGCCGCCTGCCGTTTTGGCCTGCTGCTCAGCCTGCTCGATCTTCCGCCTCGTATCCCGCAGCTGCCAGTCGAGCCACTCTTCGAGGGCGCGCAGTTTGGCGAGCCGCTCGGCTGGCGTTAGATCGGACATGTGTTCGAGTCTAGGGGTGGGGTCGCCGGCTGGCATCCTGGGGGTGTGACCACCCCGGACCGCTACCGCCTCACCCTGACCGTCGACGGCCGGCCCGTCGCGCACGGCTGGTGGCCGTCGGAGCAGGTGGCGCGCGACCGGCATACGGAGTGGGTGGGGGACTGGGGCAGGCCCGGCGCCAGCGTCGCGCTCGTCGACGAGGAGAGCGGCGAGACGCTGACGAGCTGGCCGGACGAGGCGTGAGGTCTGCCATCCTGTGCTCATGAATGCGATCCGTCGGGCGGCCGTCGCCTACTACCGGGCCAACGTGGACGCCTGGGTGGCCCTGAAGCGTCTCCTGCCCCGCGACCCGGATCCGTGGGTTCTCTCCGGGCTGGCACAGTTCGGCGCGGTAATCACCCTGCTGGCGTCGGGCCACTCGGATGCGGCCCTCATCGTCGGCGCGTCCAGTCTGTGGCTGCTCGTCCTGCAGCGGGCCTTCGAACGCTGACCCCGCCCGCGTTGTCAGTGGCGCCCGCTACGCTGGTCCCACTATCCGGCATTGAGATCCAGTCGGGTTTGCTGCACCCCGTCGAGCGTGGAACCCCGACGGGGTGCGCTGCTGTCAGCCTTCGGCCGCCGGATGCCGCACGACCCGCTTCAGTTCCATCTCCACCTCGTACCGGTCGCGCCCGGCCTCCGCTGCGTACTCGCTGACCGCCTCATGCACGGCCTGCGCCGTCTCCACGGTGAGCTGCCCGGCCCGGATTTCAGCCCAGGCGCGGGACTCCAGGTCGAGCAGGTGCGGGGGGAAGTCGATGTCGGTCACTGGGGGATCTTAGATTGTTCACCGCTTCCCCTTGGGGGCGGTACTCCCCGTAGCGGACGCTGATCGCATGGACATCATCGATCTGAACGAGAAGCGCCGTGAACGCGAGGAGCCCCAGCCGGAGCACGCGGCCTGCGAGTGCGGGGAGGCGTGGTTCGAACTGCGCGGCGGACCTACCGGGAACGGAGCGGTCTGCATGACGCCGGACGGCTGCATCACTGGATACGCAGGGACGCCGTGCTGCGTGAGCTGCGGGAAGCCCGTCACTTTGCGGGCCGCCGCAGAGTGATCTACCAATCTGGGACGGGCTGGTAGATCACTAGTAGTTCACGCCGCCTCGACGAGCCCGTCCCGCTCGGCCGCCACAGCCACGGTCCACTCATCCCGCAGCATCTCGTACCGCTGCCGCGTCTCCCCGTACAGCCAGCCGCCCGCCCGCGCGACGAGGGCACGGATCTCCTCATTCACCACAGCGGCAGGGCGCGGACGGCCCGAAGTGGGGGGAGTGGGGGGCATGGTCAAAGTCTATCGGCGACCACTGTCAGAGCGTTTACTCCGCGGGCTCTTCGACCTCGACGACGACGGTCGTCGTCTTGCGGACGAGCCGGTAGGACACGGACGGTGCGGCGTTGTCGCGAAACCAGGCCAGGCGTTCCACGGCATGGGCGCGGTCCGGGTGCCATTTGGTGGCTAGGTGCTGCTGGCCGCCGCTGTCGGCCTGGACGGCCCATTCTGCCGTCACGTCCTCAGTCGGACGGCGCGTCATGAGTCAAGCCCGATAGGCGGTAGAGCGCGGCGCGCCGGGCGATCATCGCGGTCACTGGATTGCACGTCCTTCTGCAGTGAGGCGGCGGCGTCGATTCACGTAGCGGTGCAGGTCGCCGACAATGACGTCGGTCAGCGTGCGGCCTTCCGCCTTCGCCTCGGCCATGGCTGCGCTCCAAAGCTCGTCGGGCACGCGGATGTTGCGGAGTTTCGTCTCTCCTGTTGCTGGCCTTGCCATCTCTCCCCCTCGGATCTGTAGGTACAGAAACTAGCATCCATATCGGTAGACGACTTGACAAGGGGACGCCGTGAGCGCATTCTGTAGGTACAGAAACAGGAGCCCAGCAGGGAGAACGAATGACCACCCACACTACCGCCCTCCAGCTGAAGCAGGGCGACGTCATCACCCTCTGCGGCCGTCGCGAGACCGTCACCCGGGTCGAAAACGCGGGTACCCACATCCACGTCTACGTGCCCGACGACCCGAGCGACCCGTACCTGCTCAAGCCCAACGAGATCGTCCCCATCCACGCCAGCTGATCAGGAGACGTCCATGAGCGAGAAGCTCGCAGTCCAGCTTCGCCCCGGCGACCGGATCGTCATCGACGGCCGCACGGAGACCGTCACCGGCACCGAACTTTCCCCGTCCGGCAACTGCTGGGTCGCCACCAACGTCAGGGGCGAGGCGGACGCCCACAGCCTCGGCTCCTTCGAGCGAGTCACCGTCAGCAACCGCTGACCCGCCCACCGCCCCGCCACTGTGCGGGGCTTCGGCATGTCAGCTCTCGGCGGGCGGCTCGCTCCGGTCAACGACGTACAGGCCCATGCCCTGGATGGATTCGATGAGCCCTTCCTCCTTCAGGACTCTGGTCGCTTTGCGGAGGGTGTCGCGGGCGACCTCGTACTCCTGCTCCATCTCGACGGTGGAGGGGATGCGGCGGCCTGGGGGAATCGTGCCGTCCTTGATCTTCCGCCGGAGGTCGTCGGCGATCTGGAGGTACGGAGGTACAGGTCCCTCCCGGTCGATGATCATGCTTTGGACGCTAGCCCGCCACCCCCGGCACGCCATAGCTACCCCCAGGGGTGGTATGGGGTAGTAAGGTCCAATGGCGTAATGGAAGAGCCCCCAGGCCGCAGCTCACGCGACCCAGGGGCAAGCCGACGAACGGACCGTCGACATGCAGCAGCCTACGGACAGAGCAGCCCCCGAAACAGAACCCGAACCACCGGACGAACCACCGTGCCCCTGCGGCAGCCGCGACCACCCTCCGCTGCGCATCGGCGACCAGCTCTCACCCAGCGGCGGCACCATAGGCCCCGTCTACGTGTGCCCCGCCGAATCCGCCAACGGGCTCCGAGGTGTGCTGTGACCGCGCCCAAGCCGGGAGCCGACCGCGACGACATGTCCGGCGCCTGCCAGCTCGACGAGCACGGCTACTGCCACGGCAACATCGACCTCGCATCCGGGCCGGGGTCGGCCGTGCCGCTCCTGCGCTGCGGATGCCCCTGCCACCGTGACCGGATACGGATCGAACGGCAGCAGTGAACTCCCGGCCGCCGTGGACGGTGCGGCGGCCGGGGCTATGGCCAGAGGATCACAGCGGGCTAGATGTTCACACAGCTCACGAAGCCTCCGCAGATATATGCAGTGGGCACACTTCCGCTACCGGTGGTTCGGTTGTTGACTCGGATTCAGCACCACGGCGCAGCCCTCGCCGAGCAGCGCCTTAGCTGGCCTTGAGGAGGTCGGAGATGGTCACGCCGATGACTCGCGCGATACGAAGCAGCATCTCCAGTGAAGGGTTCGCCCGGCCGGCTTCGATCTCCTGATAGAAGCTCCGGGCTGCGGGGACCGCCAAGTACACCTGCTCTTGGGTGAGGTCGTGGTCCATGCGGGCATCCCGGATGCACTTGCCGATGCGCCGGCGTTCGCGTTGGAGCCAGGCGTCGTCGCTGGGGGGATCGGGAAGCACTCGACAAACGCTCTGACCTGCTTGATTATTAGTCAGCCCGGTGACACCGGGCATTTTATGATCTTGAGATGGAGTCCGATCCCCGCGCCGCTCCGTCGCGCCACCCCCCACCGGCAGCCCTGTGGTCCTGGCATATGCCGCAGGGCTTCAGGTAGTGTCCGAGAATCGAACGCATGTTCACTCGAATGAGTGAACAACCGCATTGACCTGCAACCGTTAGGCAATACGGAAGGTCAGGCACCCAAGAACGTGCCGACGGGCCATAGAGGGGCGCCCTCCGTTGTGGTCGCCGGCGCGAGCGCACCCCCAGCCCAGTGGGCTGGGGGTGCGTGCTCATTTCTGGGAGTCTGGGAGACGGATTGGGAGACGATCACACTGGCGGAACCCAACGAAACACCCAACGAATCCGACGGTAGCCAGAGAGAAATGGGCTCTATGCTGGAGAGACGCCAGATCGTCGCAGGTAAGGAAGGCTCAACGAAGAGTCTGGGGCGACGCGGGGGATCGTCTCAGGCGGGCGGCGTGAGGGCCAGCGGACGGTCACGCGGCCCCACTTCCCGCCCAGCAGGACACGCGTAGAGGACTGATCCCGGAGTCGTCAGAGTGATCTTCATTCTTGGGCTTGGGAGATTTCTGGGAGATCCACTTGCGGTCCGCGCTCCGACCGGCGCGGGCGGGGCTCCTCCCACTCCCGGTGGTGGTCCCTCACGCCCGCCGAGGCCTCCCACAGCTTCTGCAGATCCGCCGCGATGTCCAGCTCCATCGGCAGCGTCGTGTGGCTGTAGGTCCCCTCAACTCCAGGGATAACGTGCCGCATCCGCTCCTCGACCGCAACCCGCGGGTGCTTCAGCTCATCGAGCCACACCTTCATGCTGTGGCGCAGCCCGTGCGGCACGATGTCCTCGATCCCCGCCACGGCCCTCATGTCCGGCAGTCGCGCAGGGCGGCCGAGCTTGTCCGGCGTCGCCGTGTGGCCGTCCACCCAGCGGCGCCAGATGTCCGTGTAGAAGTAGGCGCTCGTCGACATCTTCTTGCCGTTGGCCGAGGGGAACACCCAAGGCGACTTGTGCGAGGCCAGCACCTCTCCCAGTAGTTCGGCGAGGAACGGAGGGATGATCAGGCTTCCCGAGCTGCCGTACTTCGGATCCACCTGCGCCGGCTTGCCGCCCACGTACTGGTGCTGTTCCTCCACCAGCAGCCGGAAACCCTGCCCGTGGTCTTCGAGGATGAGGTGTTCGCGGCGCAGGCCGGCCGCCTCGGATATCCGGAGCCCGCAGTAGGCGATCGTGAGAACCAGGGCGTAGCCGACGATGCCGCGCATGGCGCGGGCGTTGCGGGCCAGCAGCAGGGCCTGGCGCGGGGTAGCAAGGACTGTGTCGTCCTTCTTCGGCTTGCCCTTGTACTTGCCGCGCCGACGGGCCTTCAGTGTGGGCACCGGGTTGTCGCCGATCACCTTCGAGGTGACGGCGTCGTCGAACATGACCCGCATCACCGACATGACGCTCTTTACGTACCGGGGCTTGTAGCGCTTGCGCAGCTGCTGCTCCCACGTCTTCACAGCGACCGTGGACACATCGGCCATGGCGGTCGGCTCCCACCTGGGGAGGATCACGGACCGGAGGCGTTGCCGGTACGTCTTGTCGCTGCGGTTGGCGAGCTCCACCGACTCGATCCACAGTTCGGACCAGTCGCCGACCGTGATGCGGCCGTCCTTCGGGTTGATGAACTTCTTGCGGCGCACGTCGGTTTCGAGGCCGGCCGCATACTTCGTGGCGGCGTTGGCGCTGTAGAAGGGCTGCCCGAGATCGTCACGACTGACGGAGCCGTAGTTGATGCCGTCGGGCAGCAGGTAGCGCCCGCGGTATCGGTACTTGCGAGCCTTCTTGTCGTAGCCGCGCTTCTCTGGGTACGCCATCGGTCACCTCGCGCGTCGATCACTCGGATGGCAGAACTGTGGCATGGCGTGGGGGATGTTGACCATCAGCCGGTGACTGCTCTGAGGGTGCGCAGGACTATGTCCTCGTCGACACGCCGCCAGCCTGCGGCGGTGGTGCGCAGTATCCGCTCCAGCGCACTCGCGCCGCGCTCGGTGATCAGCTTTTTGTCGATGTAGATCGTGAAGCAGTCGAGGCCGTCATCGATCCAGATCTCGACGTTGCACGGCATTCCGGAAACGCGCAGCACCCGCACAGGCATAGGTCCCCCAAGACCACTGCGGGCGCCCTCCGTTGCGGATCCGCATATGACACCACACGTTTGAGTGGTGCGGGAGGGGATGTGCGCAATCCGTGTGCAGGCCGTTACGAACCGTTGGCAGCCTGAGGCTCGCCGTTGTCATCGTCGTCATCGGGAAGGCGACGCAGATTCTCTTCTGTCCGGCGCCAGGCGAGCAGCGCGTCCTGGATCTGCTGCGGCGTGGCGTCGGGGCTGCCGTGCACGACCACGGTCATGCGGGCGCCGTTGGCGCCGGGCAGCTGGATGACGGTGGAATCGACCAGGGGGTCGTCGGACTCCAGTTCGTCCACGATCCGCAGCGAGTACTTCCGCCGCAGCTTGTCCGCTTCCGCTCCGCCGCGGTCACCGGCCGGGACGTCCGAGGCGGGGATGGGCTCGCCGCCGTCGAGGACCAGGCGGCCCGACCCGGCTTCCCATCCAAGATGTGGCTCGATCTTGGCCAGGGTTTGGGGCATACGGCCGCGCGGCTTGCCGGCTTCGAGGTTTTGGACGCTGCCCTCGCTGACGCCGGCGCGTTCGGCGAGCTGAGGCTGTGTGAGACCACGGCCTTCGCGTGCCGCCCGGATGGCGGTTCCGAGTGCGGCCCAGTGCAGCTTGGTCCGGTCCTCTGTCATGGCCCTCATGATGCACCACGGCTAGGCAACACGCACCCACTGAATCCCCTAATTGACCAGGATTGATCGGTCTTTGGGTGGCTTTTTTGTTGCCTCGTTAGCGCCTCCTTGCGCTTGCGCCCCGCCTTCACTCCGACGCACTGCGTACATCTCTGGCCACAGCTCTTGACTGATGGCGACACCCGCCACCCAACGAGGCCAAAGAAAGACCCAACGAAACCAACGGAACGCCTTGCGGATATCGCTTCGATGGGTCTACGTTGTGGCTCGTGAGACCCAATGGAGCCGCAATGAAGGCCATCCGCGAGGCACGGGGGATCAGCCTTCAGCGGCTCGCGAAAGACATCGGCAGAGACGTCGGCTTCCTCTCCAAGGTCGAGAACGACCAGCAGGGAGCGGGAGACGAAACCCTCCACCGCTACGCCGAACGCCTGAACGTGCCAGTCAGAGCCATCACCCACAAGGAGACACCCCGTGACCAGGAACGACCTGGCTCCCCCCACCCCGGAGACGAACCCGACTGACCGCCCCGAGGTCGACGAAGCAACGCTCACACTCCGCCTCGCCGAGGCCGTAGAGCAGCTCACCGTCAGGCAGACGGCCGCCGACCTGGAACTCCGCTGCTTCACCCCCGCACAGGCCGCCGACATCCTCGGCAAGGGCGAGTGGTGGGTCCGCGAGGCCATCCGAGACGGCCGAATCCCGTACACCACCGTCGGCAAGTCGCCGCGACTCACCGCCGCCCACATCCGCTGGATCCAGGCGAACGGCGAGCGAGTGCCCAACCAGTACGCCAAGCCCATCACCGCCTGAGACGGCAAGCGGCCCCTTCGCCGGTGGATCAGACCGGCAGCCGGGGCCAGCGGCCAAAGGCCGCGCGATCCACCCACACCAACCATGAACAGAAGGGCGAACCGTTGCCTGACATCGTCTCATCCGCCCCCGAGGTCAAGCGAACCTCACCCGTAGTTGAGCTGCGGGATGCGGCGGCGAAGCTCCGCAAGCACGTGAAGCACGCGACCGAGGGCCCGTGGGTCACCAGTTCCGTCTGGTCGCCGCGAGCCACCTCGACGAGCGCCGTCTACTCCCACGCCCACCTGGCTGGGTCGATCGAGTCCGAGGTTGTGGCTTCGGGTCGGATCCGGTCGGGCTACGGCGGGATCCGTGAGCCGTGGAACGCCGAGTACATCGCCCTCATGCAGCCAACTGTCGGTGCTGCGCTGGCCGACCTGTTGGAGCTGGAGGCCGACGTCATCGAGGCGCGGATCGTCGAGGAAGGCTCGGACGAGTTCGCGGTCGACCTCGGCGGCGACCACGCGCTGACCATCGCCCGCCTCATCAACGGCGGTGCCAAGTGACAACGCCGATCGTGTTCACCTTCCCTGAGACCGCACAGCACGTGCGGTCCGTGATGGTCGACGGCGAGCCGTGGTTCGTCGGCAAGGACGCCTGCGATGGCGTCGGCATCGTCAAGTATCGCGACGCTCTCGTTCAGCTCGATGAGGACGAGAGGGTGTCCATGGCCGTGGACACCCCTGGCGGCGCCCAGCAGATGGTGCTCGTATCCGAGGCCGGCGTGTACGCCCTGCTGCTCATCTCTCGCTCGCCGAAGGTGAAGCCGTTCCGCCGCTGGCTCACGCACGAGGTGCTGCCCGCGCTCCGCCGGACCGGCTCGTACTCGGTTGAGGTGGCCCCCGCCTTCCCGGTGCCGCGCACTCTGCCGGAGGCGCTGCGGGCCTTCGCCAACGAGGTCGAGGCCCACGACGAGACGAAGCAGCGCGTCGCCGAGCTGGAGCCGGCTGCTGCCGCGTGGGACAAGCTCGCCGCCGCCGATCAGGACTTCTCGGTCCGGGAGGCCGCGCACATCCTCAACCGCGACCCGCACATCGAGACCGGGGAGCGTCGCCTGTTCGCGGTGCTGCGCGGCATGGGCCTGGTCGACAAGACGGACCGCCCGTACCAGAAGCACACCGCGCACGTCCGCCTTCGCCCGCGCTCGTACACGAACCCGGTCACGGATGAAGAGACCCCGGCGAAGCCGCAGGTCCGCGTGACATTGCAGGGCATCGCCTACCTCCACAAGCGGCTCGGCGGCGCGGTCAACGTGCACCGCCTGGTCGCCGAGGAGCAGCTGGCCCTGCCCGCCTCGACCGGAGCGGAGATCACCCGATGAGCGACTACCCGAATTCCGACATGGACCCGTTCTGGGTCGAGCAGCGCACCAGGTTCCTTGCCGAGCGGAGCACTTGCGCCGAGCCGAACGCGTGCCACGCAGCCGTGTGGGCCATCGGCCAGTACGACGCCGCCCGTCAGGCGGTGTCGGTATGACGGGGCGCCGCGAGGTCCGTGTGGTCCTCCACCAGCCCGCCGGGTCCGTCCCGCACGAGTCGGCCTTCAAGCACACCGACATTGACGGCGACCGGCTCCTGATCAGCACCGCGCTGTTCGACGACGGCACGCCCGGCATCTACTTCCGCACCGACCCCAACGGGTCGTCCATCACGTTGGCCGAACTCCCGGGTCTCATCGCCCAGTTGCAGGTCATCGCCGACGCCTCCCAGGCGGAAGCGGACGAGGCGGAGGCCACGTCATGACCCGCCCGGTCGGCCGCCTCGACGTCCCGCTGCCGACGCTGACCGAGCGCCTGAACCTACTGCTGGCCGACCCGCTGGCCGGTGTCCACGGCCAGCACGCCACATCCGGCGAGGGCGCCGAGATGCGGCATCTGCTCTACGACGCCGACGACGACGCATCGACCCCCGCCTTCCCGTATCCGACCGCCCAGGAGGCGTCGAAGTGACTGCGATCTCGCTCCTCTCCATCAAGGTCGACTCACCGCCCGAGCAGCTCAGCCTCGACCCCGAGTACGGGCTGCTGCTGCGCCTCGAAGTCGGCGTCCACCTCGACCTGTCGGACGCATCGGAAGCGACCTGCCGCGCCATGGCCCGGCTCCTCATGCAGGCGGCCCGCATCAAGGCCAGCCAGACGCTGAAGCAGGTGGCGTGATGGCGACCGCCGTAGACCCCCGCCCGCTGGCCGATCTGGCGATGGACGCCCTCGTCCGCGTCGAGAAGGAGATGGAACGCCGTGCGCACGGTGTCCGACCGTGGCCGATCGCCGACATGCTCGACCAGAACGCTGCTGAGCACGCCCGGTTCGAGATCGCGCGCCGAGTCCGGCTCGGGCGGGTGGCGGCGTGACCATTCTCCTCGACGGCACCGCCATCGACCTCGACCGCGTACAGGTCGCGTTGGATGGCTCCCGCTGGCTGTGGACGTGCGAGCACAGCGAGTCCGGTCAGCCGCTCATGCAGCGCATCGACCGGCCGCACACCGTGCCCGCCCCGCTCGCCGACGTGTACCAGGCGCACGGGCCACTCGCCGCACAGGCCGCACCCACCACCGCCGCCATGTACCGGCAAGTCATGGAGGCCGCCTCGTGAGCGGCGGAGAACTGGGCCAGTCCGTAGGGGCGGTTAGTGCGCCCACCGCCCGGCAGGCCCGCGCTGCGGCCGTGCACTGCGCGGACCGGATCGCCGCCGAACACCGGCACCCGCTCGACGACGTCATGCCGAAGCGCGCCGGCCGGACGCTCGCCCAGGACCCGGCCATCGCCGCTGGGGTCCTCGAACTCCTCAACGTGCTCGGGCTCGTCACCACCAAGCGGCAGCCGGAAGGAGCCGAGTCGTGATCGGCAACATCATCCTCGGGCTCGCCCTCGGAGTCCTCGTCACCTCCGCAGTCAGCTTCGGGCGCTGGACGGCCCGCCGCGACATCCGCCGCCAGGACGCCCGCGAAGCGGCAGCCGACGCCACCGAGGTCAGCATCGCCGAAGCCACCGCCCGGGACTTCGCCGACAGCGACGCCGCCGGATACATCGACCGCACCGGACTGGAGAACGACCGTGCCTGACACCGCCACCGGACCGACCGATACCGAGATCGCCGAACTGTGCGACCAGGCCGCCAACGTCATCGACGCCAACGGCCACTGCAAGCGGGACCTATACGACCACAAGCAGGCTGCGGGCGGCACCAGGCTCGCCGACTGCCGGGTCGACATCATCGGCGCCCTCAACATCGCCGCCCACGACACACCCGTCTACACCGGCCGCGACCTGCGCGTGTGGGCGGCAGAGCAGGCCATCCTCGCCCGGATCCCGGAGGCGGCGATCGTCACCTGGAACGACGCCCGCGGCCACGGCAAACGGGAAGCGATGAAGCTGCTCCGCGACACCGCGGCCGGCCTGCGTGCGGGGGTGGCCGCGTGATGGCGCTCCTGCAAGACGTGCGCACAAAGGCGAAGCACCGCGGCCTCACCCCGTGGCAGCTGGTGCAGAAGATCCGGCGGATCGAAGGCGAACTCGACGAGACCACCTGCAAGAACATCGAGCTGGCCACCGAGAACGACGAGCTGAAGGCCGAACGCAACCAGCTGGAAGGCGACTTCGATCAGGCCGCCATCGACCTGTCCGGCTGCCGCGAAGACCTTCAGGCCGCCGAGGCGGAGATCGACTACCTGCGGAAGCGACTCGCCCCGTTCCTGGCGGCCGACGCCAACGAGAACGCGGTCACCGTGCCGCCGATGGTGCGCGACACCGCGGCGATCGAGGACCAGGCGACCGGGCCGATCTACGTGCAGACGCTGTGGGACGCCCTCGGGGTCGGGCCGACCGCCGCAGTCACCGACCCCGGGCGCCTGGCGCCGGCTTGGGCGCGCAGCGAGGACGACACCGCGCCCGTGCCCGTCGTCGAGCCGGACCCGGCCACCACCCCCTGATCGTCCGGCTGGCCGGTGCACCCTCCCGGCCAGCCGGCGCCCAACGCAAGAACCCCGCCGAGGTGAAGTCGGCGGGAGTCCACCACCAAGTCTGAGAGCAAGCGATGACGACGACAAAGCCACCGTGCGTCGAGTGCGGCGCGCGCATCACCGGAAAGCGAGCCCGCGGGCGATGCCGCCCTTGCTATAAGCGCCTCTACAAAAGGCTCAAGCGTGAAGGGACCTTCACCTCTTTGGCGGGCGCACCTCGCCCCGGCGCTCCGCTACGTGAGCGCCTGCTGTCCAACATCGACAAGACGGACACCTGCTGGTGGTGGACCGGTCACGTGGCACCCAAGGGGTACGGCGTGATCTACCTGAAGGGCAAGTCCCTCTATGCGCACCGGGTTTCCTACGAGACCCATATCGGCCCCATACCTGAGGGGCTCGTGATCGACCACGCCTGCCACAACCGCGACGAGCAGTGCGCTGGGGGATTCGGCTGCGTCCACCGCCGTTGCGTAAACCCTGGGCATCTCGACCCCGTTACCGACGAGGTCAACCGGCAACGGGGTCGCGGAGGGGGAGCGGCTAACCGAACCAAAACGCACTGCATTCGCGGCCATGCATTCACTCCGGAGAACACCGAGCGCCAGGCGCCGAGCAAGCCGGGCGGCCGTGAGCGCCGGCGCTGCCGCACCTGCACCCGAGCAAACAAAGACCGTCGTCGTCGTGCGAAAGCAGCCCAGAAGGCCTCGGCCACCGCCTGACCAACAACCCCATAGCTGGCCGCCGGAGTCCCCCCAACTCCGCGGCCTCCCAGGGTCGCCAGCCCTGCACCACCCCCCGGTCGGGGCTGGCGACCCGCCCTCAGTGCACCCATTTCACGCAGAACACGCAGCTCAGAAGCGAACAGGAGCACCAGAAGTGAGCACCGATCTCATCAAGGCCGGCGGGGCGCTCGCCATCCGACCGGACCAGACCGACTGGACGCCCGCACAGCAGGCCGTGCTCCAGCAGTCCGGCATCGACAACCAGGTGACCGCAGCGGAACTGTCTGCATTCCTCCACCTCTGCCAGCGCACCCGCCTCGACCCGTTCTCCCGGCAGATCTACCTGATCGGCCGTTGGGACAGCAGGCAGCAGCGCAAGGTGTACACGCCGCAGACCAGCATCGACGGATACCGCGTCGTCGCACATCGGGTCGTCGCCGAGCAGAACGTAAACCTCGGTTACGAGGACACCCTCTGGTGCGACCAGAACGGCCAGTGGCGGGACGTGTGGCTGTCCGATGCGCCGCCGTCCGGTGTGAAGGTCACGGTGGTCCGGAACGGCCAGCGGTTCCCCGCGGTGGCGCTGTTCCGCGAGTACGTCCAGACCGGCAAGGAGAACAAGCCGATCGGCCTGTGGGGCAAGATGCCCGCCGGCCAGCTCGCGAAATGCGCCGAGGCGCTGGCGCTCCGGAAGGCGTTTCCCCAGGACCTGGCGGGCGTGTACACGGCCGAGGAGATGGCACAGGCCGACAACCCAGCCGACGAGCGGCACCTGCGTTCCGTGCAGCCGGGCGAGAGCGACCCGTGGGCCACGCCTGCACCGGAGCAAGGCGCCGAGTTCGAGCCGCACACCGAGGCGCAGGCCCTCGCGAAGCGCGCCGCAGCAGCTCAGGACCGCTTCATCATGAGCGCCCTCATCGACGAGGCGAAGCGGCACCTGCCTGCGGACGCCCAGATCCTCGCGCCCGACACGGAGAAGCCGGACACCCTGCGCGACTACCTGGGGCGCCGCTGGGCGGTTCTGCCGAAGCCGAGCGGGCAGGGCGGCGGCGAGCAGCGCGAGGACGACATCCCGGATGCCGTGACTGTCCCTGAGGGTGAGACCGAGGCCGACATCGCCGAGCGTCACCTGCGCTCCGCAGCGGCGGCGGCCGGACTCACCGAACTGGACACCGAGTTCGAGCGCTCCTACGGCCTGCCCATCCGTGAGGCCGGCGCACAGCAGATGCGCGAAATGACCCGCATCCTCACCGGCTCCGCCGCCTGACCCACCACCAGCACGGGGCCGCCCTGCCCGTCGACAGCAGGCAGGTCGGCCCCACATCCCAAGGAGACCACGAACCATGAGCCTGAAAGAGGCAGCAGCCCGCGAGGCCTACCTCAAGACCCTCCTCGACGTCGTCGACGGCGCCTACAAGGCCGCCCGCGTCGAGACTCAGCAGCACCTGGACGAGGCCGCCCGAGAGAGTGGCACCCGGCAAGTCGCCGTCACGCTGCCCGACGGCCCGGACATCGCCACCGTCAGCCTCTCCGCAGGTGAAGGAGCGGCGAAGGTCACCGACTCGGAGAAGTTCAAGGCCTGGGTGCTGGAGAACTACGGCAGCGAGATCAAGCGCGAGTTCGTCACCACCGTGCAGCCCGCGTTCGAGAAGAAGCTCCTCGCCGAGATGACGGCCTCCAACTCCACCGAGTGGGCCGACATGGAGACCGGCGTCGTGCACGAGGTGCCGGGGGTCGAGATCGCCCCCGCCCGGGCGCGCACCCACAACGTCCGCTTCAAGACGGGTGGCCGCGACCAGGTGATGGCCGCCTGGCGTGACGGGCGACTCGTGAACGTCGCGCTGCCGGAGCTCACCGCCGGGGGTGCCGAATGAGCTGGCACACCGAACCCCTGCTCGGCTTTGATCTTGAGACAACCGGGATCAACGTCGAGACCGCGCGCATCGTCACCGCGGCGGCCGTCGACTGGAAGCCCGGCGACAACCTCGACACCCTCCCGGACCGCGCCCGCCTGTGGCTGGCCAACCCGGGCGTCCCGATCCCCGACGAGGCTGTGGCGGTCCACGGAGTCACGAACGAGATTGCCCGCGCCAACGGCCGGCCCGCCGCCGACGTAGCCGATGAGATCGCGGACGTGCTCGCCGCAACCCTGGCCACCGGCATCCCCGTCGTCGCCATGAACGGCCGCTACGACTTCACCGTCCTCGACCGCGAACTCCGCCGCTACGGCCTGCGCACCTTGTGGGAACGCCTCGGCAGCGAGGTCACGCCCGGCCCGGTCATCGACCCCTACATCCTCGACAAGCAGGCCGACAAGTGGCGGCGCGGCTCCCGCAAGCTGGAAGCGCTCGCCGTTCACTACGGGGTCACCCTTGCCGCCGCGCACTGTGCGGACGCCGACGCGCTCGCCGCCGTCGAAGTAGCCGTCGCCATCGGCGAGAAGTACCCGCAACTCCAGGTGGCCGCCGAGCAGTTGCACGTGTGGCAGATCTGGTGGGCGCGCCAGCAGGCCGCCGACTTCCAGCAGCACCTGCGGAAGACCGACCCCTACGCCGTCATCGAGGGCGAGTGGCCGCTCATCCAGCTCACCGAGGAGCGGAAGCTGCGGGCGGCCTTCGATCTCCTCGCCGAGCGGTACGAGCACCTGGCCGAGGCCGCCCCCGACCTGGGCAGCGAACTGCTCATCGACGAGCCCACCCCCCTCCAGCAGTGCCAGGTCGAGCGCGCCCACGCCTACCTCACGGCCGCGACCGACGTCCGCGAAGTGCTGCGCACCAGTCGGCCGCCCCACGCCCTGATGACCGACGCCGAGCTGGAGCAGTACGGCGCACCCGAGGAGGCCGGGCGATGACCGAGACCCATTCCGCCACGATCCTCCGCGCCGCCGACCTGATGCGGCGCCGGGCCCTCGCCGCAACCGCCAGCCCATGGCAAGCCAGTTGGCGCGGCCAGGAGTACCAACTCGACGGCAACACCGATAACGACCTCAGCCCGATCGCCGAGTGGACCTACGCCATCGTCACCACCGAGCCGAAGGCCGCAGAGCAGCGCGCCGAATGCGACACGGCGAACGCCGACTACATCGCCGGAATGCAGCCCTCCGTCGCCCTGACCGTCGCCAAGTTCCTGGAGTCCAGCGGCAAGCAACTGGCGAACACGGGTGAGCGCTACGGCACCTGCGACGAGCCGGCCGCCATCGAGTCGGCATACGAGATCGCCGTCACCTACCTCGCCGAGGAGGCCACCTCATGAGCAACATCCAGCCCGCCTTCGACGGCAGCCAGCTCACCGCCGCGGCCCCCGCCACCCGCCGCATCGTCGACGACTACGAGGCGTGGGTCGACGAGGTCACACCGTTCTACGAGGCCGCCGCCGACACCCGGCTGCCGTTCACGATCGACGAGGTCGCGAGCCGCCACCACCTGCCGGATCCGCCCAAGCCGAAGAGCATGTGGGGATCGTTGCCCCGCCGCCTCCTCGACGCCGGAATCATCCAGCACGCCGGCGCCTCCACCTCCGCCCGCGCCGGCTACTCCATGGTCCACCGCTGGATCGGGGTGCCCGCCGCCCACCGCGAAGCCGTCGCCCGCATGCGGAAAGAGCAGCGGAAGGCCGCCCGGAGCGCGCGCATGGACGGGCGGAGGGCCGCCGCATGATCTCCGCTGCCGCCGCCGCCTTCCTCGCCTGCCTGGGCCTCACCGTCGGTGTCGCCGCCGTCGTGTACTCGCTCATCGTCCGCCGCGCACAACCCGACGCGGGGAGGCGGACGTGAGCCACAACGGCACCCTCCCCGTCGTCGCCAACTGGTACATCAACCAGCTCGCCACCTACGGCTGGCCCGTCCTCGCCGTCACCGCCATCGCCTGCACCGCCGCATGGTGCGGCATCAGTGTCCTCCTCAACCGGGGGCGGTCATGAACCCCGACCTGTACGGCGCGTGGCTCACCGCCGGCAACAACCTGCAACCCGTCGGGGACTGGCTCGCCGGCAACTGGATCTGGCTCACCGCCGTAGTCGTGGCTGCCGGATTCGCCTGGTGGGCGCTGCGGCGGGAACTCCGGGCCGCCGGCGAACACGTCACCGCCATCCTCACCGACCAGCGGCAGCCCGGCACCGACAGCGGGCTGTACCTCGACTGCATCGCCATCTACGGCGACTGCGACGAACTCGACCGACTCCGCGACGCCATCGAACAACACCGGAAGGAGAAGCCGTGAGCCGCTACGACTGGATGGACAGCGCGGCCTGCGCGCAAGTCGACCCCGAAATCTTCCACCCCACCGGCAACCCCACCCGCCAGGCCAAAGACGTGTGCGCCCGCTGCCCCGTCCAACGCCAGTGCGCAAGCTTCGCCCACGCCGTCGAAGGCGAAGTCAGCCACCCCCACCGGCACGGACTGTGGGCCGGAATGTCCGCCCGCGACCGGGCCGGCCGAGCCGTCGAAGACGCCCGGCTCAAGCGCGACGACACCATCTGGCGCCTCCACACCCGCGGCGGCATGACCGCCGACGAAATCGGGGTGGCTGTCGGCTGCGACGCACGCACCGTCTACCGCGTCCTCAAGCAGAACCGCGGCTCCTACAAGGAGGCCGCGTGATCGTCACCGACTGGCGCCACCTCGCGGGCTGCCTCGACGAGGACCCCGAACTCTTCTTCCCCGTCGGCGACTCCGACCGCGCCCGCCGGCAAGCCGAGGACGCCAAACGGATCTGCCACACCTGCCCGGTCATCGAGCAGTGCGCCCAGTGGGCCATCGACAACCGCATGGAAGCCGGCGTGTGGGGCGGCCTCGACGAAAACCAGCTTCGCAACACCCGCCGCCACCGCACCCCGTCACGGCGCACACCCGCCCGCTGCGGCACCCGCCCCGGCTACAAACGCCACCACCGCGAAGGCACCCCCGTCTGCCAGCCCTGCAACGACGCCAACCGCGACTACGCCACCCAACGACTCAACAACCTCAAGGAAGCCGCCTGATGGCCCGCAACGACAACGACGCGCTCACGGTCATGGACTGGTTCTGCGGTGCCGGCGGCTCCAGCCAGGGCATGCACTCCATCCCGAGCGTCCGCATGGAACGGGCAGCGAACCACTGGGAGCGGGCGATCGAGTCGCACGCCGCGAACTTCCCCACCGTCGACCACTACCGCGGCGACATCCGCGAAGCGCCGGTTGAGACGTGGCCCGTCACCGACATCTTCTGGGCCTCCCCGGAGTGCCCACAGTGGTCCAACGCCCGCGGCAAGAAGCGGGACTTCGACGCCTCCCTCCAAGGCGACCTCTTCGACGGCTTCGGCCCGTCCGATGAAGTCGAGCGGTCCCGGGCGCTGATGGAGGAAGTCCCCATGTACCTACGCGGTGTTCAGGCGCGCGGTGGCCTCGTCAAGGCTGGCGTGGTCGAGAACGTGGTGGACGTCCGCGCCTGGGACCAGTGGGACCGGTGGATCGGCGAGATCAAGAAACTCGGCTACGAGACCCGGGTCATCGCCCTCAACTCCATGCACGCCGACCCGCGCACCGTCCACAAGGCGCCGCAGAGCAGGGATCGCCTGTACGTGGCGTACTGGCACAAGAGCCTGGGCCGGACGCCCGACTGGGACAAGTGGCTCCGGCCGCGCGCCTGGTGCACCGGCTGCGACACCTGGGTGCAGGCCGTCCAGCGATTCAAGCAGCCCGGCCGGGACATGGGCCGCTACCGCCAGCAGTACGTGTACCGGTGCCCGAACGTGGCCTGCCGCAACCAGATCGTCGAGCCGGAGACCCTGCCCGCCGCAGTCGCGATCGACTGGAACCTGCCCGGCCAGCGCATCGGCGACCGGACCAAGCCCCTCGCCGACAAGACGCTCGCCCGCATCCAGGCCGGCCTCGACAAGTTCGCCCGCCCGATCACGCTGGAGGCTGCGGGCAACACCTTCGAGCGGCGCCCCGGTGTCCGTACATGGCCGGTGGATGCTCCGCTGACCACACAGACGACGACACCCACCAAGGCCGTGGCCTACGAGCCGTTCATGGTCCCCGCCGGTGGAACCTGGCGGAACGACCCGGTGAGCGTCATGGACCCGATGGCGTGCCGGACGACGCGCGAGAACGACGGCCTGGCGATACCGCCGCTGCTCATCCCCGTCGAAGGCAGGGATGGTAAGGAGCCCGCCTCGGCGAACAACCCGCTGCGGACGCAGACCGCACGGAACGAGACCGGGCTGGCGTGGCTGCCGTTCATGGTGACGATGCGCGGCGGCGGCGACCAGCTCCGCGGCCGCTCCATCGGCGAGCCGGTCGGCACTGTGTCCGCCAACGGCAACCACCACGGTCTGGTCACCCCGAACCTGCCCGCCTTCCTCATGCGGAACAACACCCCGCGCGGCAACCCGGCCCAACTGTGCACGGGGGTCGACGAACCAGCGCGCACGCTGACCGCGGCCGGCCATCAGTCGCTGGTGACGTGGGAGCACCTGCTGGTCCCGTACTACGGCAAGGGCAACGCGCGCACGGTGTCCGAGCCGGTCGGCACCATGATGCCGACCGACAAGTACGCCCTCGTGCAGGGCGACGTCGACATCAACGACGTGCTGTTCCGCATGTTGGAGCCCCACGAGATCGGCCGGGCGATGAGCTTCGCCGACGCGTACATCGTCCTCGGCTCGAAGCGCGAGCGCGTCCGCCAGTACGGCAACGCCGTCACCCCCAACTGCGCCGAGGTCATCGTCTCCGCCCTCGTCGAAGCGATCACCGGCGACGACATCGACCGGCATGCCGAGCCCGAAACGGCCCTCGCCGCGTGACCGCCCGCCACCGCCCGCGCGCCGGGCCCTGACACCCATCCCGCATACCAGCCGGACATGCACCCCAAGGCAGACATAGCGAAGCCCCGCACATGGCGGGGCTGGGAGGAGACGAGGACGTGCAGCAGCTAGGACTTCGGCGCCGGCGCGATGCGGGCGACCCACTCGCGGGTGAAGCCGGTCAGCTTCGCCATGTGCGACGGGCCCTTGCCTTCTGCGCGTCCCTTCACGAGGAGGTCGCGCAGCTCGGCGTCGGCGTCGTTGAAGGCCTTCTCGGCCCGAGCGCGCTTCTTCGCTGCGGCCTGAATCTCCGTGTCGAGGGTGTCCATGAAGCACATGGTGACACAGCGTGTCGTGGTCGCGCTATGCCTCCGCGCATTGTGAACGCGATGCGCGAACGCTATTCTCATATGCATGACGAGGGAGCCCTTGATTACGCCCAACAGGCGTACCGAAACGCGCCATGCCACACCAGGCAACGCCTGCAATCACTTCCAGAAGTACGGGATGACCTGCGACGACTTCGACCGGTTGCTTGCCCGTGCAGCTGGCCGGTGCGAACTCTGCGAGACGCCCGAGGGGGAGACGCGACGCGGCGGCCTCGTCATCGATCACTTCGAAGGTGGCGGACTGTTCTTCGTCCGCGGACTGATCTGCGACCGCTGCAACTCGGTCATGTCGCGACACGACAGGTCGGCAGCGTGGGGGCCCTCTTCGCTGCCGTGGGCGGACAGGGCGCGCAGCTACCACCTCGCCGCGTTCGAGCAGCCCACGGCGGAGGAGTTCGAGCAGGCCGACCGGTACATCGCGGCGCGTCGGACCTACGGGGTCAAGGACCGCCTGTACGTCCCCGTCGCACAGCCGAGGACGCTCGTCGTCCGACTGGACCGGTCGATGACGGAGGCCGCCGACAAGTTGCACCGGCACCTCACCGACAGGCAGAGGGCCCGACTGGTCGAACTCCTCTCGAAGCCCAAGTAGCGCGCCGGAAGCCGCCTTGAGGGCTCGACGCCCCTTACCGAGCCCCCATCCAGCACTCTCCGAAGGACTTCAAACTCATGGCTCGTGGCCACGGCCGGATCCTCACCAGCATCTGGGAGGACGCCGACTTCCTCGCGCTCGAAGAGAGGGAGCAGCGCCTCTACCTGTTCCTCATCTCGCAGCCGAACCTGAACCACGCCGGCCTGCTCGACCTCACCCTGCGCCGCTGGTCCCGCAAGGCCCGCGGGCTCACCTCGGCCGAGCTGGAGAAGCTTCTCCAGTCACTGGAGGCCGCCCGGTTCATCGTCATGGATGACGACACCGAGGAACTGCTGATCCGGTCGTTCATCCGCAATGACGGCGTGTGGCGCATGCCGAAGGTGATGGGCGCGATGGTGTCCGGCGCACTGGAAATCTCGTCCAGGCGGCTTCAGTTGGCCCTGCTTGCCGAGGTCGACCGCATCCCCCTGGAGGAGTTGAGCGACGAACCGGCGAAGCTCCGCAACGGCGGCGAGGGCCCGTCGATCCGGCAGCAGGTTTCCGTCCATATCGACACCCTCCGCAAGGCGTTCGACAACCCGGAGCCGGACCCCACGGAAGGGGGTTCGGCAACCCCCTCTGAACCCCCTTCGGGAACCCCCTCCGATACCCAACCGGAACCCCCTGCCGAAGGGGGTCCGAAAGGCTCTACGCGCGGGCGCGCAGCCCTGCACGTGCACGCGGCCCCTGCCCCTGCCCCTGCCCCTGCCCCTGCCCCTGCCCCTGCCCCAACCACTCTTGTGGTTGGGGTGGGTAGTCAAGCCTCAGGTGGTAGCGCGCCGCGCACCTCGCCGCCTGACGGCGACGCCCCCATCGATCTCGATGGCGGATTCACCGTCAATGACGGCCTGCGTCGCTGGGCTCACCGCGACGGCTACGCCGACCGTGTCGACATCGACTACGAGACCGCCCAGTTCGTCAGCCACTTCCGCGGCAACTGCCAGCACCGCAGCAACTGGAACGAGGAGTGGCAGAAGTGGATCCGCCGCGCTCACAAGTGGGCGGTCGAGAACAAGCAGCGCCGCCCCTCCAACGTCATCGATCTTTCCTCCGGCCAGCCCCTTCCCGGCCCGGATACGAACCTCGCCGGCTGGGCCGCTGTCGCTGCTTCTTTCCCTTCCGAGACCTCTGAGGACTCCGCATGAATCCGCGAGAAGCAGCTGAGCTGCTTGGCCATTGCGCCATGTTCGACAACCGAAAGCCCAGTCAGGGGGCCGCCGTTGCCTGGTCGGCCGCCCTGCATGACGTCCCTATGGACGACGACGCCCGCGCGGCGGTGGCGATCTACTACTCGACGCCGCCGAAGGATCCGGACGGAAAGCTCTGGATTTTGCCGCATCACGTCCGCACCCTCCGGACGAAGATCCGCTCTAAGCGGTTGGAGAACTTCCAGTACGAGCCCATCGCCGGCGAGACGGTCCCGGAGTACCTGGTTCGCCTTCGTGGCCAGACGCAGGCCATCGCCTCCGGTGCGGTCGACCCGTCGACTGGCCGGCTGGCGATCGAGGGCGGCCCGTCCCGCGAGTTCATGGCCGAGCTGGAGGCCCGCGGCTGGCAGGGCGTCCGGACCGTGGACGGCGAGGACGCCGAGGAGCTGGGCGACTCGGTGCGCCGTTCGGGCCCGCTGGGTGTCGAGTGCCCTGCCTGCCATGCCGCGATCGGAAAGCCGTGCAAGTCACCTGGCGGCACCGACAAGCAGCCGCTGGGGAAGCCGCGCTTGAAGCCGCACAGCGCCCGCTCCCGGGCTGCGGACGGCGTACCGGAGGCCACGGCCGATGAGCGGGCGGCTGAGGAGCGGCGGATCCGGCAGATGTCCGCCGCGCATCTCGCCCGTGAGGCCGAGGAGATCCCGGACGCGCTGATCGTCGACGAGGAGGAGGCCGCCTCGTGAACGACCACCAGATCCCGGAAGACGACGGCATTCAGGTCGATGACATCAAGGCGGTTCGTCGTGAGGGCCGCGAGGAGTTGCGGGCGTTGATGCGCTCGCAGATCGCGATCGGCAGGTCTCGCCGCGACGAGGCCCCGAAGCCGGTCCCACCCCCGGCGCCGCCCGGTCACCGGCCTGGCGCCTGGCCGACGGGTTCCAGTCCGCCGGGTCCGCCGCCGGAGTGGTCGATCCCGAAGCCCGTCTGGGATGCGGCGGTCCGGCACTACCGCAACACCGAGTACCGACCCGACCAGCCGTGCGACTGCGGCAACTGCCCGTAGCCCGCCCGAAAGGAGAACCCCGTGGGAATCGACTTCTCGCACACCCAAGCCCAGTGGTCGTACACCGGCTTCGGCGCCTTCCGTCGTGCGATCGCCCTGTTTGAGGGCTTCGAGCTCGACGACATGGAGGGCTTCGGCGGCGACCGCGACTGGTCCACCGTCGCCACCGACCTCGCGCCGCTGCTCAATCACTCCGACTGCGACGGCGAGATGACGCCCGACGAGTGCCGCCAGGTCGCCCCGCGCCTGCGGCAGGTGATCGACGAGCTGTGGCCTGCCGAGCGGGCCGTCTGGGAGACCGATCCGAGCGCGCACTACAACCGCCGCGCCGGTCTCGAACTCGCCGACGGCATGGACGCCGCAGCCGCCGTCGACGAGCACCTGCAATTCCAGTGATCCACGCGAAGGAGACCCCGATGACGATCCGTTACAGCGCCCCGATGCCCGTCGAACTGCGGCATTTCATGCGCGCCAAGCAGGACCCGGCCCGCGCCGTCGCTTGCCCGCACTGCGGGGTGGCCGCGCACAAGCCGTGCCGACTGCGCACCAACGGCCGCCTGCTGACGGAGCCGCACCCGCAGCGCCGGTCCGTGTGGGCGCAGGCCATCGCCTGCTGCCCCGCCTGCCAGGTCACGCCCGGCACGCCCTGCCACGAGGACGGCCGCGCCCGCGACACCGTCCATGCCCGCCGCTACACCGAAGCCGGGGAGACCGCAGCGTGAGCGCCATCTGCCGCATCGACGAGTGCACGACCCCGCCCCGGCCCGGCCGCCGCCTGTGCAACAAGCATCAGGTTCGGGTCACCCGCCACGGCAACCCGGACTTCACCGAGTGGACGGTCGCCGACGGCTTCGACGTCGAACTCCTCGTCGCCGATCCCCGACCCGCCGAGGGGCTGACCCGGCTGGAGCGCGTGATGGTCGCCCGCGGGCTGACCGAACGCGACGTGCCGGCCGAGGAGATAGCCCGCATCGTCGGCGTCCACCCGCGCAGCGTCTACCGCTGGCGATCTGAGGGATTCCGGCAGGCCGCCTAAGCCCCGCCACCCCCGCCCCGCACCGCGACAGCACCGCCGCCTGACCACCCACCGAAGGAGATCCGCATGACCGAGACCGAGACCACACCCCGCCTCGCTACAGCCCTCACCGTCTGGCAGGCGTGGTGGGAGGACCACGACATGTGGGACGGCAACGAGATGTACCTCGACTTCGACACCGCCAAGACCCATGCCGCGTTCAGCTACGAGACCGACGAGTACCCCGAGCCCGAGGACCGCGACGAGACCGTCCGGCCCGACTTCTCGTGGGAGTTCGGCTACGGCCAGTGGATGCTCCTCGACGGCGGCAAGGACACCCTCGTCCGCGTCTCCCGCCGATCCGTGTACCGCCCGGCGACCGAGCGGGAGGTTCAGCAGCAGGACGCGCTGATGGCTGCCGAGCGTGCCGCCCGGGTCGCCTACCCGCACTTGTCGACGCGCGAGGCGATGGCGGCCATGCAGCCGACAGGGCGGCCCACTGATGCCTGACCGCACAACCCCCACCCCGCCTCCCCGCCGCCGCCAGTCGACCCGCAAGTACTTGACCCCGACCGCCGAGCGGATCATCGCCGACTGCTATCCGGGCCAGGTGCTGGCGACGGTTTTGGAGCGGGCGGTGCGTGCGATGGCGGTCCGGGACGGGCTGCTGACGGCGGCGACGGGTCGGCGTCGGGCGGGGCGCATCCCAGCCGTGAAGGCGCCGTCCGGCGGCCCCAGTTCGTCTCTGGCGGCCTCAGGGCCCGTCGAGGCCCCCCGCGCCCTCCCGGACGCTCCTGGCGACTCCTAGGGCCGTTTACGGGCCTCGGCCCGGATCTGAAACCGCAACCCACCGACAGGGGAACCGACATGACCATCCGCCGTACCGCCGTTGCCGCAACAACCCTCGCCGCCTACATCGCCACGATCCCCGCCGCGAACATGGCGGTCGCCCATTTCGGCGCCGTCCCGGTCGGCTTCGGGCTACTGGCCCCGGCCGGCGTGTACGCGGTCGGCATCGCCCTGGTGCTGCGGGATCTCGCCCGTGAAGTGGCGGGCCGCGCCGCGGTGGCGGCTGCCATCATCGCTGGTGCGGCCCTCTCCTTCCTGCTGGCCACCCCAGCCCTGGCGCTCGCGTCCACCGTGGCGTTCGCGGTGTCGGAGATCCTTGACTTCGCCGTGTACGAGCCTCTCCGAAAGCGCGGTCTGCTGGCTGCGATGACCGCCTCGAACGCGGCGGGTCTCGCCGCGGACAGCCTGCTCTTCCTGTGGCTCGCCTTCGGGTCCCTCACGTTTCTGCCGGGCCAGATCCTCGGCAAGGCATGGATGACCGTTGCCGCAGTCGCCGTCATCGCGGCGTTCCGTCGGCGGGTGCGTGGCGGGGCGGTGACGGCGTGACCGCGGCCCCCGACCTCGACGCCGTCTGGACGCTGGAGGACTGCGACTGCGCCATGCGGTTCCTGTGCGGTCACTGCGTCCACGACCGGTGCGAGGACTGCGGGGGCTGCTCCGGCGGCGGCCCATGCGTCTGCCCGTGCGGGATTGCCGAACGCGGCGCGTGGACGGCGATGTGGGACAGCCTGGTCGCCGACCTGTACCTGGGCACGCACATGACGTCGTGGCTGTGGGACAAGACGCTGGAGAAACAGTTCAAGGGCGTCACGTTCTTCATCTCCCGCGTCCGGCTCGCCCCGCGACGCAGCCCTTTCCCGCGCGCCCTGCACCGTTACTGCATCGACTCCGGCGGCTTCTCCGAACTGCAGAAGTTCGGGCGCTGGAGGATCACCGCCGCCGAATACGTCGCCGAGATCCGCCGCTTCCTTGCCGAACTCGGCTACGAGCTGTGCGTGTGGGTTGCCCCGCAGGACCTGATGTGCGAGGAGATCGTCATCCGTGGCGGCGTCGGCGCCCGTGGCCAGGTCTTCCACGGCACCCGCGAGCTGCGTGGCCTGAAGCCGGGAGATCCGGAACAGGATCTGACGACCGCGGTACGGATCCATCAGCGGCTCACCGTCGAGAACCTGGTCGAGCTTCGGAGACTCGCCCCAGAGATCAAGTTCATACCGGTGCTGCAAGGCAACCGCTTCGAGGACTACGTGCACTGCGACCAGTTGTACGCAGCGGCGGGTATCGACCTTGCTGCAGAGCCCGTCGTCGGTCTCGGCTCCGTCTGCCGTCGCCAAGCCACCAGCGAAATCCGGGAGATCGTCGAGCACTTCGCCGCCAAGGGCTACCGCCTGCACGGCTTCGGCGTGAAAACCCTCGGCCTCGCCCAGTACGCCGACGGGCTCGTCTCCGCGGACTCGATGGCCTGGTCCGAAGACGCCCGCCGCTCCGGCCCCCTGCCCGGTCACGCGCACAAAAACTGCGCCAACTGTCCCGACTGGGCGCACCGCTGGCACCGGCGCATCGTCCAGACCCACCTCACCCCCGCCCCGTGACCCCCGCCCTGGCCGTCGTCTTCCTGGCGGCGGCCGGCCCCACCCGAAGGAGCCCCATGACCACCGACCCGCAGGCCACTCTCGACCCGTTCGGGCCGCCTCTGCCAACTGCCGAGGAAGCCGCGACCACAGGGCGTATCGGCTGGAACCTCCGCTGCAACAACTGCGGCGGCTACGGCGCCACCTGGATCCCCGGCATGCGGCCGGGATGGGGTGCCCTCGCCCTCTGCAACCCGGACGCGAAGGCCCTTCAGGCCATGCAGCTCCGCCACTCCGCCGAGCTGAAGGCCCTGACCGTCGTCAACTTCGAACAGGACCGGTGACCGCCGTGACCGACCCGCAGCCTGTCGTCTGGATCGACGGCGACCCGCTCATGGAAGCCATCGCCGCCGCCGTCTACCGGGAGGCTCGCGGCCTGCCCGAGGACGCCGTTCTCGCGGGGGACGCCCTGTGGTTCCACGTCCGCGACGACGAGGTCGTCATCGAGTTCGCGGTGGAGGTCCCGCAGTGACCACCGCGCAGCTCCTCGCTGAGTCCCTCGCCACGATCCCCGTCCTGCTGCGTGCGGGTGCGGTGTGGCTGCTCCTGCTGTGCGGGGTAGCGGGGCTGGCCGTGTACGCGGCGGGTGTCGTGGCGTGGTGCGGCTGCCGGTGGGTGTGGCAGGCCGTTCGCGGTATCTGGGCGCCCACTGGGGGGCCTGAGGGGGGCTCGGGGCTCCCGGGCGACCTCCGGGCGGCTCCTGAGCCCGCAGAGACGCTCTCAGGGCGTCCAGGGCCGAGCTGGGCGCGCGGCGACACCGACAACCAACCCGAGATTGGAGAAGCCGCATGAAATTCGCCTGCCAGAACTGCCGCCGCCCACTCCACTGGCTCGACGAAACGGGCTGGCTCCACGGCGAACTCCCGCAGTACGCCCACGAACCCATCACCTGCGAGCGCCCCGAACCAGTCTGCGAGTACAGCACCTGCAACCACGCCGACGGGCCCGACGCCTCCTGCACCTGCCGCTGCCACAACCCGAGGACCACACGATGACCGACAAGCCGTACCGACTACTCGTCACCGGGTCCCGCGACTGGACCGACGAGGAACTCATCCGCCACCAACTCACCCGCGCATGGCTCACCGTCAAAGGCCCCTTCGTCGTCATCCACGGCGGATGCCCCACCGGCGCCGACTGGATGGCATCCGACTGGGTCGCCAACATGCTCGAAGCCGAGATGGGCGACGTCCGCGAAGAAGGACACCCGGCCCAGCGGCACCCGACTGAGGACTTCGGCCCGTGGCCAGGCGCCGGGCCCCGCCGCAACGCCCACATGGTCGGCCTCGGCGCGGACGCCTGCCTCGCCTTCATCGGCCCGTGCACCAAACCCAACTGCCGCCGCCCGCAACCCCACGGCAGCCACGGCGCGAGCGGATGCGCAGACCTCGCCGAAGCCGCAGGCATCCCGACGAGGAGGTTCACCGCATGACCGACCTCGTGCGCGCCACATGCCCCGGCTGCGGCAACGACCGCCGAGTCACCGTCGCCGGAACCTTCGGCCGCCACCGCAAAGGCGGCATCACCTGCCCCGGCGCCGGACAACCCGCACCCGGCATCACCCCGCCCGAATCACACCGAGGCGCCACCGGTCTCACCGGACCGCCACCACCGGACGAACCTGCAGCAGGCCGATCCTGCGACGCAGGCAACTGCAACCGGCCCTCCATCGGATGGCGGCTCTTCCGAGGCCAACGCGAATGGCTTCCCGTCTGCGGCTTCTGCATGGACGGACCACCCGGACGCACCCGCATCCACGACCCAGAGGACACCGACCATGCATGACCCGTTGACCGTCGCCTTCGAGATCCGCCGCCCGTGGCCCAAGGCCGTTGACTGGCGCGCCAAGCAGGCCGTCCGAGACGGCGTCCGCTGGAGGCTCGGCGCTCCCTACGCGGTGCTCGCCGGGCGCGGCCTCTACTTCCCCTGCATGATCACCGTCTGGCATCGGGACCCGTCCGGCCACGACGACACCACCTGCCGCAGCATGCGCTGGCAGTGGCACGTCCACCACTGGAAGATCCAGATCTCGCCGCTCCAACACCTCCGCCGACGACTCCTCACCCGCTGCACGTGGTGCGGTGGCCGCTCGACCAAGGGTGACGCGGTCAACGTCTCCCACCAGTGGGACGGGCCGCGCGGGCGCTGGTGGCAGGGAGAACCCGGCCTGTTCCACCGGGACTGCTCAGCCATCAAGTCCGCGCACGCCACCTGCGTATGCGAGTGGCCCGTGCTGGAGCACGACACCTACGGCAAGTGCGCCCGCTGCGAACGGTCCCGATCCTTCAGCACCACGGACGAACACCTGCCGCGACTGCGGGAGCTGGCCGCGATTCCGCACGGCAGTCGTCAGCCGTGACCGCGCCCCCGGACTGCGAGCCCCTCTGGCAGGACGACGACTGGGACATCGCACCACCCGACCCCCGCATCAACGACCTACGCGGACAAGGCCTCACCGCCATGCAGCTGCACACCATCACCGACATAGCGATCAGTCAGGAGTACCTGTGACCAGCCCCAGCGACGAACTCACCCGCCAGCGGGAACAACTCATCGAAGCCATGTCCGGCGTCAGCGAAGAACGCTGGTGCGCAGGCTGGCTGGGCGGCCTCGAACAACGCCTCCACGCAGAAGGCGGCATCTGGGAAACCATCGGCCGCGCCACCGGCTGGCCAGTCGGCGACTACCAGGAATGGACCTGGTTCCCCTGGGACGAGGCCGCGCAGATCTTCGCGAACGGAGGCCAGCCGTGACCGGGCCGTCCAACCCCCGTCGCGAACACGCCGGCACACGTGGCCGCAACTGGGAGACCCGCCTCATCACCCCCGGCGAAACCGTGGTCGAAGACGACGACGAGGAACTCGCCCCACCACCGTCCGCCAACCGGGAGACACGACGCGCAGCACGGAGGGCGAAGTGACCGACCAGCCCGAGCACGTCTGCAAGCCGGGCGCCACCGTCTACTACTGTCCGGCCAGCGACGAAACCGAATCCGACTGCCACGGCGGCTTCGGCCAGTGCTGCGAGAGGCCCGACCTGCACCGGCCCGTATCCACCGTCCTCCGCGATCACCTCGCCGCCGCGCTCATCGCCCGCATCAGGCAGGCCACCGTCTCCCGCACTCAGCCTTTCGACGCCGCGACCTCGCTGCTTGCGGCGACAGAGTTCGACCTCGCCGACACTGCCCTGGCCGCACTCACGAAGTACCTCGACATCGGCGACGCCGAAGCCTGGTGCAAGATCTGCCGCCGCGTCTGGGACGGCAAACACCACCGCTGCGAGTCGGACGCCGAACAGCGCGTCGCCCGCGTCCATGCCGCGCTCGCCACCTTCGAGGGGCGCGGCGTCCTCGCCATCGGCGCCACGAACTTCGACATCCCCACCGCAGGCGAAGTCATCGCCGCCGTCCGTACCGCCCTCGACGAACCCAAGGAGGGCTGACGATGCCCACACCCGAGGAGGACTTCGACGGCTGCAACTCCGAGTGTCGCCGCGCCGGAACCCACACCCTGCGCTGGGGCGGCTGCGAGCATGCGCCCGAACCCGAGCCGACCGTCAGCATGTCCGTGGTCTACCAGGACCACGATGGGCAGAACTCGATCGGCTTCGACACGTACACCGTCCCGCAGCTGGCCGACCTCATCGCGGACGCCTTCGTCACCCCACAGCCCGGATCGCTGCTGATCCCCATGGACAGGGCGTGGGCAAACGGCATAGCCCTCCATGCGGCGAAAGCGATCGTCCACCGCAACGACGCGAACAACGCCGAACAATCGCCGCGAACAACTCCGGACAACTCGCCGACCAGCAGCGATACGCCGGACAACTCGTTGCGGGATCAGCTTCAGGCCGCGATCGAGTCCGAGGTCTACGAGTTCCGCGAGCGCACCATGTGGTGGCCGGAAGGCGAGATCGCCAAGGAGATCGCCCGACTCGCCACACGCGGCGCCATGGAGATCCGCGACCGCGAGCTGGAACAACTCCGGGCCAAGGTCGCCGAGTTCGACCACATCATCAACTGGCACACCACCTGCGCCTCCTGCGCCCGCATCCTCGACTCCAGCTACCAGGAGACTGTGCGCGCCGAACAGGCCGAGCGGCAGCGTGACCAGCTCGCCGCTCTCGTTCGCGACTTCCGCGACCCCGACCCGTGCCGCCTCGACCATCACGGCTACTGCCAGGCACACAGCTGGCTGTGTGGCGGCTCCCGCTGCCCGCATGCCCGTGCCCGCGAAGTCCTCGCCGAACTCGACAGCGGGCCGACCATCGACGAATGCCGCCGCGACGACCTGCGCTGCCCGCTGGAGAGGGACGGCGAGTGACCGCCACCGACTGGACCGGGCTCGCCGTCGGCGCCGCCCTCGGCCTCCTCGGGTACGCCGCCGTCCACACCGTCCGCCACTGGCTGCGCAAGACGATCGCCGCCCGGACGTGCCCGCTCTGCGGCTGCGACTGCCGGGCCAGCACCCCGCCGCCGCGCAGCTTCAGCGACGGGGCGGCGCAGCTCATCGACCAGCTCGAACGACAGAAGGAGCAGCAGTGACCGACTGGACCCCGCCACCGCCCGGCGACCGGCGCGAGCAACTCCCGGCACATCTGCTCGCCCTCGTCAACATCCCGCCGTACACGTCGACCGCCTGCGAGATGGCGGGACTCCTCGACGCAGCCGCCGACGAGTACCAGGACCGGGCCGACGGGATCGCAGCCTGGATTGACCGGCTGCACTCCCGCTGCCGGCTCAACAACAAGTACACGGGCGCCAGTTGTGACTGCGCCTGCCACCGGGAAGGGCCCCGCCCGTGACCGACAAGACCGCGCTCGGCGACCGGATGAAGCGCTACGAGGCCGCCTATCGATCCACTCTGCCGCGCCGCACGTACACGCTGCTCCGCGTCGACGGCCGGTCCTTCCACAGCTACCTGCGCGGCGCGGCCAAGCCGTTCGACGAGGCGTTCATGGCCGACATGAACGCGGTCGCCGAAGCCCTCTGTGCGGAGATCACTGGCAGCGTGTTCGCCTACACGCAGTCCGACGAGATCAGCATCCTCGTCACCGACTTCGCCAGCGAGCAGACCGAGCCGTGGTTCGGAGGGGTGGTTGCCAAGCAGCTCAGCATCTCCGCCGCACTCGCGACCGCCGTCCTCAACGAGCGGCGCCCGGGGGCGCGAGCTCTCTTCGACGCCCGCGTGTTCACCCTGTCCGACCCGGTGGAGGTGGCGAACTACTTCCTGTGGCGGCAACGCGACGCGGTCCGCAACTCGATCTCGATGGCCGCCCAAGCCCGCTTCTCCCACAAGCGGCTGCACGGCGTGAGCAGCGGCGGCATGCAGGAACTGCTGTTCACCGAAGCCAGGATCAACTGGAACGACTACCCCGGCGGCTGTAAACGCGGCCGGATCGCCGTCCGGCAGGTCGGGGAGCGGGCCGTCGAGTACGTCGACAAGCGCAGCAACGAGACGGTGAACACCATCGCGGTCCGGTCGTGGTGGGAAACCAGCGCAGCCCCGCACTTCACCACCGAGCCGGGCTCGTGGCTGGCCCGCACAATCCCGGCGCTGCCGACTCTTCAGACGGCGCCCGCAGTCACCTGGACCTACACCAGCGACCCGCAGCCCGCGCGATGACGGTCAGAAGCCCCGCACCTGATGGTGCGGGGCTCCTTTGCGTGGCCAGTTCGCATCCTTGCCGCCCTGGTATTGCACCCTCACGCTGACCAGGACAGTCAGCGACCAGAGGGGGAACGTTGGCGATCTTCGGCAAGGACAACTCTGATCTCCTGCACCAGATCCTGCGAGAACTCGGCGAACTCCGTGAACGCGTGACGGGCCAGCAGCAGGCCATCGAGCAACTCCGCGGCGACACCGGCGCGACGCTCAACACCGGCCTCGCCGAGACCCGGGCCGTCGTCCGTGACGGTCTCCAGCGGCATCAGGAGATGATCGGCGAACCGCTCAACCGGATCGGCGGCGAACTGGTAGCCATCCGCAATGGCGTCAACGATCTCGGCCGCGAACAGCCGGCACCTACGCAAGCCGCGGCCGAGCCAGATCGTGAGGTAGCCGACCAGGCGCCCGCGGCCATCAGCGACGGACTCCTGCGCGCTGCTGCCGGCATCTCGCGCGCCAAGCTCCAAGCGCACCGCGACACGTGGGCGTTCCTCGTCGAACACGCCATCCACGACCGGCACTTCCGCATTCCCGGCGAAGTCCAGGACGCCGACGGTGCTGTCACCGCCTACGTCTCCGGGCCCAGCCTCGTTGCCGCCGTCACCAGTCTTCACGACGTCAGCCGCACCAGCGACAGCCCCGTCACCCGCGCCATCGCCGGCCACCTCCACGACCGGCTCACCGAAACAGTGCAGGCCATCATCAGCGATCCGCACCGCGGCGACGGAGCCGACGAAGTCGCCATCGTCATCGACGACCGGGCGAAGACGGCAGACGACGAGCCGAGCGACTGAACACGGCAGGCCCCGACCCATTGCGGGTTGGGGCCTGCCCGCCTGCCGCTTTCGCCTCGCGCGCGCACGCACTAAGGCCGGGCCTGCGGCCCCGCGTATTTTGCTGACGCGGAAGCGGGAGTTTTTTACCTGCCGTATTAGGTCACCCGTCTTATAAAAGACCCGCCAGTCGCGAGCCCCCTCAGTCGTCAGTCCACCCACTGGCCAACCCCTCCGTGGGTGCCATCCTGGTTATGTCCGTTTTGGGGCAGGCCGTAGAAGGCGAGCGTCGTTATGAATCCGCCAGCCCCTGGCTGCCCCTTGGGAATCCGCGAACGAGTCCGAACCAGGTAGCCGAACTTCTCCAACTCAGTGAACGCGGCGTGGATGGAGCGCCGGCTCTCCGCACCCGGACCACGTTCCCGCTTGCCCTGGGCGGCCAACTCGTCCGCCGTGGCCTGCCACCCCGGCGGACGAGCCATGATCTCCGTGAGCAACTGGCGGGCCAGCCGCGTCAGTCGCCCGTCGAACACGGTCTCGTTGGCCATCTGTACGAAGTTCTTCGACAGCTTCGGCCGGTGCACCACCATCACCACTCGCATGCCCCTGTCTGGCAGGCGCGAGCGCGGGTCGGTACAGTCAACGTGAACTCCTCAGGTTGCGCGGGCAGTCACCCGCCGATCGAGACGGCCGGGCGGGACGCCACATCCCACCGGCCGTTGCTGCGTCCGGTCACTCCCCGGACAGGTATCCGTGCTCTTCGAGCTCGGCGATCCAGCCGCGAATTTCGTCAATGTCTTCGGTGGGGTGCAGCTCCGCCAGGCCCTCCGCGTCGATGTCCCACGAACCGCCATGCGCCAGGATCTCGACGAGCAGGCCGCGTGCGCCCAGGCTCAACCGATAGTCCTGGATCCATTCGACCGGCACGGCCGTGTGCCCTTCTGGCACTTGGTCCGGGCTGTCGACGATCGGCGGTCGATGGACGACGTGGATCGGGGCGTCCCAGGGGAAGTAGTCGTCTTCGTCCAGAGGCCCGGTCACTGGGGCGGCCGGTTGTACTGAGCGACGGTCGCCTGATTCGTTGATGCATCCTGAAGTCGCAGCTCCCAGGGTCCGGTGTTGACGTCCATGTCTTTCCCGAAGCCGGTCCACTTGCCGGCCATCCGCGTCCCGGTCGGCTCGACGAGCATCTGGATCGCACCGTGATACCGGGCGCCGCGGTAGTAGCCGTCTTTCGCGGTGGTCTCGACCCAGGTTCCGGTGACGACGCTGCCGTCCACGGTGAGGTCCATGGAGAGTGGCGAGTTGGCGTTCGAGCATCCCTGGGGCGTGGAGTGGACGCTGAGGCGGTTGCCATGCTGAAGGACGACGACGTAGTGCTGTCCGACGAAGCTGGAGTCCCTGCCGCTGGAGAAGTACTCGTATCGCGACAGCCAGACTCCTGAATAATTGGCGCGCGCCGAAGTCTGAGGCGTAGGCCCTGGCCTCGGTGCGGCGATACCTTCGAGGGAGGGGTGTACGTCGTGGCCGCCCGACCCGTCGTCGGCGACGCGGGCCATTACGGGGTTGGTGAAGCCGAGGGAGTCGATGGGCATTCCCGTGACAACTTCGAGGGCTCGGGCGTATACCGGTCGAGGTGCAGCGGTAGTGCCGGACTCCCAGCGCTGGACGAGGCGCTTCGTGGCGTCGTTGGGCTGGCCAGCGCCCTCGCCGGCCTCTTTGATGGCCTTCGCGAACTCGTCCTGACTCAGGAGCATGCTCGTTCGGACCGCCCGCAATGTGGCGTTTGGTGTGGTCATGTGACCACGGTAGCGGAACGCAGCGCCCAATGACACCGGTTTGACGCCCCCTGTGGGAGTAGAGCGACGCCAAGAGTGACGCCGCGCAACCATGCTGTGCGGCGCCACTGTGTCTTCATGACGGATCACGGAACATCGCGTGACGCCCTACGGCGTCGAGGGATCGTCGCCCTCGGCCGTCAGGACGATGCGGCGGACCTGCTGGCGCGTGTAGCCGGTCGCCTCGCAGATGTCCTTCTGGGGCAAGTCGTCGTCGTCGGCAAGCCTGATGGCTGCCGCGAGCTCCTTACGCAAGATCTCGGTTCGCGCCTTGGCTGTTCTGTAGCGCTGCGCGAGCTGCTCCAGTGATCGCTTATCCATGACGCGCAGTGTTCCATCCTCCAGCAATGTGACAGTAGGCATGGAACGTGACGTTACGCGAACAAACTAAAATTGCCTAGGTCTAGCGCTTGACGCAGGGAACATCGTGTTCCTAAGGTGGAGCTCGTTGGTAGGGAAGCCGCCAACAAAACGGCCCCGCCCGGTGCTGAGAACACCGAAGCGAGGCCTAGGTCAGACGCCCTACCCAAAAGGGAGACCGAACCGTGACGACCACAGTACAACCGCCGGCTTCTGCCGGACCCGAGACCCGCATCGTCCCCGCCCTGATCGACAGCCAGCGCGTATTCCTGGAATGCCCGATTTGGTGCACCATCGATCATGTCCGGGAAAATCAGAAGTTCCTGGTCGATGTGTGGCACTCCGGAAACTTCGCCGACCTGGAGGCCCCCCGCAGTAGCGGGATCCCCGACCTCCTCGCCTACGCCCGCCTCGGCATCGACCCGTTCAGCAGCGACGAGACCATGCGCCGCCCCTTCCTCTTCGTCGAGGACGGCAGTAGCGCGAAGGGCTCCTACCTGGACGCCGACAACGCCGAGAAGTTCGCCGACAACCTCGTCGCCTTCGCGGAGAAGATCCGGGCGATGGGGCGCGTACTCAAGGCGGCGACGGCATGAGTACCCCCACCCCGCAGTTCCACTACGCGTCGATGCGCAACGCCGAGCAGTCGGCCCGCAGCATCTCCGTGCAGTTGTCGGTGCGCGGTTTCCTCGCCAGTCTCGCCGATGAGACATCGGCCGCCGAGTTCGCCGAGTTGAAGGCGACCCGCACCAGCTACTACCTGCTGGCCCTGGCGCACCGGAACGCGGCCCGCCGGCTGGAGCGCGGGCAGCGCATCCGGTCCCGCGCCGAGCGGATCGTTCGGACCGTCGCCCGTGGCGCGCTTCGAGTCCGCCGGCTGGTGACGGTATGAGTACCGTCCATTCCACCGCCCCGGTGGTTGCGGAGCACCGCCGTATCGAGCGGCTCGTGTCCGGTCTGCGCGCCGGCGAGTCGACGGTCATCAACGGCACGCCGGTGACCGCGATCAGCCTGGCGACCGCGGACCTTCTGGAGCGGCACGCGTCGGTTGACTTCCACTTTCGCCAGATGTCTGCCATTGCCGCGACGGAGGGGGACTTCGACCGGCTCCTCGCCGTACAGGACGAGCTGCTGATGTGCCGCTGCCAGTTGGACGCGGCCGGGATGCTGCACCTCGTCGAGGTGACGGCATGAGCCCCGCCGACCGTCTCGCCCATGAGCTGGGGTCCTACGTCCGCCGCCCGGCCACCCCGGTCGCCTCCGACGATCACGCCAAGACGAAGGACGCGTTGCCGCAGTGTCCCCGCGGCCCGCATCCGCAGACGGCAGGTGCGTGATGGCCGTCGACCGTAAGGCTGTGATCGCCGAGGCGATGCGCCTGCTGGAGTCTGGCAAGTCGTCCGGCCTGGAGGGTGCGAGCCCGCTGGCCGTCCACGACCGGCTGGAGCGTGGCGCCGACGGTACGGGCCCTGGCGGATTCGCGGCGTTCAAGACGGCGCAGCGGATCGTCGCCGAAGGCGGTGCATCGTGAGCGCACGCAAGGTCCTCGCCACCACACAGGCCTCCCATCCGCGCGGTTCTTGGCCCGCGGAGGAGCAGGCGCAGCAGTTCCGCGACCAGGGCATTCCGGCGACTGTCGTGCAGGACATCCGTACCGACCGGTTCCTGGTTGTGGTTCCGGACGGCGGCGACCAGTGATGGCGCTCCCCGTGGCCCTGGTGACCCAGGCCCAACACGGTCTCGCCGCCAGGCAGTTGGCGGAGCAGGCCCGGCAGCACATGGAGGCCGCGAAGGCGGCAGCCGTCGCCGCCGAGGCCGCGCGACAGGCCAAGGTGTGTGGCCGGTGATGAGCTGCTGCACCGACTGCCGTAAGGGCGTGACGGGCAAGCTGCGCAGGGCGCGCTGCGAGTCCTGCTACCGCAAGTTGCTCTCGCGCCTCAAGCAAGAGGGTTCCTTCGTCCCACTGAAGCGACGAGCCATGGAGCATCCAGGAGGGCGGGTACTGCGTGGCGTTGCGAAGGACGCGAACGGCTGCTGGCTATGGACGGGCCCTGTCGACATGAACGGATATGCCCGGTGCTGGCGCGAAGGAGGGCGCACCGGTGCGCATCGGGCGGTCTACGAGTTCCTGGTTGAGCCCATACCTGCCGGCGCAGAGCTTGACCATCTATGTCACACACGCGACGAGGAGTGCGCTGGCGGGCGGGACTGCCAGCACCGCAGGTGCGTGAACCCCGAGCACCTGGAGCCGGTGCCTGGATCTGTGAACAACGCTCGCGGCAACGGTCCGGCAGCGCTCAACACCCGCAAGACCCACTGCAGTCGCGGCCACGAGTTCACCTCCGAGAACACGTATTGGCAGCCAAATGGGGGCCGCAAGCCCTCCCGTCGTTGCCGGGAATGCGATCGCCTCAAAGCGGCGCGCTATCAGTCGGCCCGGAAGTCCTAGACCAGCTGCGCTGACGGGGATGACACCGAATCCCCCGCGGCCCCCGTCAGCGCGGCTTTCCACCCCCGCACCACTCACCGTTCCCGCCATCTTGAGAGGTTCGCCATGCCTTCTACCGTCCAATCCGACGCCCAGTCCGCTCCGGAGTCGGCCTCCATGGACCTGTTCTGGGTGATGACCGTCCAGACGGCCGACGGGCGCGTCAACACCCGGACCGCCGTGATCACTGCCCCGGTCGGCTTCAAGCGCTCCCAGGCCTTCGAGTACGTCTTCGCCCAGTTCAAGAAGGACTACGGGAGCCCGCTCACGGTCCTGTTCTTCGACCTCCAGCTGAACGAGTTCTGACTCACCCCCACGTTCTCTGCGACCTGAAAGGTCCCGCCATGTCTCCGTTCCTGTTCTCCGCCGATCACGCCACGTTGACGGGCGGCGCCGACCGCGCGCTGGCCCTGGTGCCGACGGCGCTGTCGATCTCGGACCTGTTCGCCGAGTACGCCGCCGCCAGTAAGGCCCGGCGGGCGGAGATTCGACTCGCCGCCGACCCGGAGCTGCTCGACGAGCTCGACGGCTTCAACTACCTGGCCGCGGCCTAACCCCCTGATCGCCGGTCGCGGGTCATCCCCCGTCTCGTGTCCGGCTCGCCGCGCTGGCGGGCGTCAACGGCTCCCCTCCGTTCCGCCAGCGCGGTCCAAGCCCCTACCCCTGGCCCTGCCGGGGACCGCATCGCCTACACGGTGCGGTGCCCAGCACGACCGGCACCACCACATCCATTCACCGAACCGAAGGAACACCCATGTCGAAGGAAATCGATCGCAGCAAGGTCGTCGAGGTCCGGTCCGCCGGCGAAACCGTCTATCGGGCGGTCGGCGGCGACGGCGTCACCACGTACAAGACGCCCGAGCGGGCCGCCGCCTCATCCGACCGGCAGGACGCCTACAGCAAGGCCATCGGCCGCACCAAGTAGCCCCAGCCCTCATCCCGTACCCCCCCGAGAGGAGCCCTGTCGTGCCCACCAACCCGGAGACCGGCAGCGAACTCGCCGTGAAGGGCATCGACGGCCGGTTCGCCGAGGCCGTCAAGGGCTATCGCGGCTACAGCGCCGGCCAGTTGCGGAGGGTCTGACCGATGTCGTACCACGGCCAGCTTCCGACGGCGATGTTCAACGACGGGCAGATCCGTGCGAAGGAGTTCGCGAAGTGGCGCCACTGTCACGACGCGTTCCGTCGCGGAGAGCGCCGGCGGATCGTCGACCACTACAAGGCGGACATCGTCGGCCGTGGCGGGCTGCCGAAGCCGATCTGGCTGGACGTCGACGACAAGTACGGCCGCGTGTACCTCGGTGACGGTCACCACCGTGCGGTCGCCCTGATCGAACTGGGTGTCGCTCAGTTCGACTTCCACTGGCGGCTGGTTTCCAAGGGCGGCTGGTTCAGTCAGCCCCCGCTTGAGTCCGGCCCGTTCCCCTACCGCCTGCTCGGTTTGCCCCGGGCTTCCGCCTAGACCGAAAGGAGTTCGCTATGCGTCTCGTCGAGTACCGCCTCCCGCGCCGCTACCGCCCGGTCCTGGACCGTGTCGACCTGGTGATGGACGAGGCGGCCCGCATGATCGGCCGGCGCGAGCGGGGCGGTCTCGGCGCCGTGGAGGTGGCCGTCACGGTCACCGACGGCATCCCGGATCTGATCTGCGCCGCCCACCGGCAGCTGTTCGGGCGTAGCGACTGGGATGCGTGGGCCGGCCCGGGACGTCACGGCGCGGCCACCCTCAATCGGGCCGGAACGCTGGTCGTGATCAACGCCCAGTCGCTGCTGGGCAGGCAGGCGGAGATCGACAAGACGGTGCTGCATGAGCTGAAGCATGCCGCCCAGTTCAACCGGCCCGGCGCCTGGGCGTCCGCGCGTAAGGGCATCGCCTTCGACTTCTACGACATCGGCTGGATGACCGACAGCGAGCTGCGGTCGTTCGACCGCCGCATCCAGCGCGACGAGCGGGAGGCCGAGGGCGTCGAACGACTCCACCGGCAGCTCGCCCAAGCCGTCGCCTGACCACCCCAAACCAACCGAAAGGAATGATCCACATGAGCAACGAAAACCGGACGGATCCGCGCGAGCTGATCGCCCGACGCCTCCAGCAGGCAGGCCGGACTGTGGCCGGCGAGCGCGGATCGCGGGCGGCGAACGCCGTATCCAGCGCGATCGGCTGTGGGCGCATCGAGATCTGCGACGACCCGAACTGCCTCAACTGTGCGCCCGTCCGCGAGGAGAACTGACCGTCATGCCGATCACGTTCCGCAAGAGCTTCCAGATCCTGCCCGGCCTCCGGGTCAACATCAACCGGCGCAGCGTGTCGTGGACGCTCGGCTCCGGCAACGGGCCCCGGTATACGCGCAGTTCGACCGGCCGGCGCACCACCTCGATGAATCTTCCCGGCGGCTTCGGCTGGAGGAAGACCACCACCCGACGTAACCGAGAGGACTAGCTCATGCCCACCGACGGCAAGCCCAACTGCTGGATCTGCGGCGAGCCGGGAGCCGTACCGGAACGGACGCTCCTCGGCTTCAAGAAGCCCATCTGCCCGCCGGGCGCGGGCTGCTCCCGCAGCAAGACCACGAAGTAGTCACCCGCCGAACCTCGAAAGGAAACCGATCACCGTGAGCAGCTGGTCCGAGGAGCGTCGCGCCGACAAGGCCGCCGACGCCGCCGAGCGCCGCCGCACCGACGAGCACCGGGCCCAGCTGCGTCGCGACGAGCGGCGCAAAGACCGCGACGAGGCCCGCGAGGTCAAGGCACAGGAGCGCCGCGACAAGACCGCCCGCCGGCAAGCCCGCGCAGCCCGACGGGAGAAGACCCTGACTGCGGCCAACGTGTACCGCAAGGGCACCCTCGCCTTGGTCGCAGCGTCCGCGCTCGCATCTCTGCCCGCGCAGGTCATGCACTTCGTGTCGATCAGCCTGATCCTGCTGCCGCTGCCGTTCGCGCTGGAGGGCGCGGCCTGGGTGATGGCTGCCGGCGTCGCCTACGCCGATGAGCGGAAGCTGCCCGCGTGGGTGCGCTGGCTGCTGCGGGCCCTGTCGATGGGCGCGGCCGGCTATGCCGCCCACATCAACTACGAGTACGGCTCGCAGACCAACGCCTCGGTGGCGTGGGGTCTGGCCGGTGTCACGGTCATGGGCCCGGCGGTGTTCGAGATCCGGCAGTGGGTGCACACCCTGTCCGCTGCTGCGGTGGACCCGAAGAAGCGGGCCGAGGAGAAGGCCCGTGCCGCCCATGCCAGGAAGCGCAGCCGCCACCACGGCGACGTGGTGAAGCTGGCACGGAAGTTGGTCTCTGCCGCCCCCTTCGGTGTGCTGGCTTTCGAGGAGGCGTTCGTGTCTGCCTGGGAGATTCTGTACGGCACGCGCACCCCGGGCATGACCCCCTCCTTGCACGCTCAGGCGCACGCCTCGCGTAAGGCGCTGGCGGCTGCGTTCGACACCGCCAACGGCTCGCCGGTGAGTAATCGCGCGCGCCTCCTGGAGCTGCTGCACCCGGCTCCGGTGAAGGTACTCGGAGTGCCCAAGAAGTCGCAGGTGGTTACCGATCTCCCCCCCTCCCCGGTGAAGCCCGGCAAGGCGGCCCGCAGGAAGCCCCCCGAGCACCGCCGCACCCCCGGCGACAGCGTGCCCTTCCACCCCCTCGCGAAGGTCGCCGCCGCAGACACCGCACACAAGCACATGGCCGTCAACGGCCACCACAACTGACCCCGCCCGAACGACAACCAGCCCACTCAGGAGAGAGAAGCCATGAACCCCACCATCCGCCAGTTCGCCGTCTCGGGCAGTGCGGCCGTAGCCCTCCTCGGAGGCGCCGCAGCCATCACTACCGTGGCCGCGCCGTCCGCGTCCGCCGCCGAGCAGGCCACCGTCACTCGCGCCGCCACCGCACCCGTGCAGATGCCCGACGGCCGTACCGTCCGGATCACCGGCATGGGCGGCTACGGCCACCAGGCCACCGGCGCGCACATCGCCACCGTCGCCGCGTTCGAGACCGACACCAGCCCCGGTGTCGGCTCAGGCCTCACCCCCGACGGCGGCGCAGGCGCAGCCATCGGCAACCCGGTCACCGGCACCCAGACCGGCTACAACCAGCAGGTCACCACCCAGGCCACCGGTGCCGGCGTCGCGACCGGTGTCGTCGCGATCCTCGTCCTCGGCATCATCGTCTTCTTCAAGGTCAAGCACGGCCACGTCAAGGCCATGGACGCCGTCGTCGTCGCCCTGTTCGGGATCGCCATCTCCGGCACGGTCATCGGCGGCATGGGCGGCTCGCTCACCAACTCCCTCGTCGGCTCGATGGGCTCCATGCTCAGCGGCCTCGGCTAGCCACATCTCACGGCGGCGCCCACCCGGGGCGCCGCCCCCGACCCCAGGAAGGAACCCGGCCGTGGCCACCGAAGCCCAGCCCGACATGGAGAAGCAGCCGACCGAGGCGGCCACCGAGCCCACTCGCGGCGACCGCATCAAGGCCGCGTTCGCCGTGCAGCGTGGCCACGTCAGCGCCCGCACCAAGGACTGGCTCGCCACCGGCGACCTCGACGAACTCGACATCCTGCAGCTCGCCGCCGAACGCAAGCAACGCAAGCACAACGAGAAGATCGTCCACCAGAACCGGATCGTCGCCGAAGCGCACGGAAACCTCTACAACGCCAAGCTGCAGGCCGAGAACGGCGACGGCGGCAACGGTGCCGTGTCGCGTCTGGGAGGTCGCGTGGCTGCGGAAGAGGCCAAGCTCGCCGCACTCCAGAACACAATCGTGATGCCTCCGACCGACCGTGAGATCAACATGGTCCGCCACACCAAGAAGGCGACCCGGGGCGCCATCCTCGCTGGCGGCGGCCTCGCATCGCTGCCCATGCTGGGCACTGCGATCGAGATGACCGCCAACGGTCAGCCGCTCATCCTCGCCGCCCTCGGCACGGCCGCCGGCTACGGCTGGTACCTGGTCTCGCGCCCTTTCGTCGACGGCCAGCCTGCACCTGCCCCGAGCATGGAGACGCAGCTGGCCGCCCCGGTCGACATGGTGAAGACCGAGCAGCCGGGGATGCGGGAGTTCAACGCCCCGCCGCCGCCCGCGTGCACCGTGCCGCAGCTTGAGGAAGCCCTCCGCAAGATCGGCATGGTGAAAGGTGACGAGCAGCTCGCGATTCTCGCCGTGCCGCAGCGGGAGAAGGACGGCAACACCACCGTCGTCTTCGACCTGCCCGCAGGCCAGACTGTCGCCAAACTCCAAGACAAGATCGAGGTGTTCGCCGGCGCGATCGGCCGCGACTCCGCCATGGTCGACATCGAGAAGAAGGGCAGCGCAGTCCGCACCAGCCTGTGGATCGCCGACCAGGACCCGTTCGAAGATGTCCGGCCTTCACCGCTCCTGAAGAAGCCCACCCAGTTGGACGCCTTCAAGGACGGCGTGCCGGTCGGCTGGGGCAAGCGGGGCAACACCATCCTGCTGCCCATCAGCACCTCCAACACGGTGATCGGCGGCACGACCCGCTCCGGCAAGGGCGTCGGCGCATCCAACCTGGTCGTCGGCGCCGCCTTCGACCCGCGCATCAACCTGCGGATCATCGCAGGTAAGCAGAACGGTGAATGGGACGCCTACGCCAAGGCCGGAGTCGCATCCACCTACTTCAAGCCCGACCCGGACAGGCTCGTCGCCCTCCTGGAAGCCGAGATCGCCGACAAGAACAGGCGCGAAGTCGAACTCGGTCGCCTCGGCAAGAGCAAGCTCGTTGCGCCCGCCATTGAGCAGATCGGCGGCATTGAGCTGATCGTGATCGACGAAGGGGCGACATACACCAGGTCGAAGAAGCATCGCCGTGACGAGATCATGGAGAGGCTGGTCCTGCTCGCGTCGGTTGCCGCTGGTGCAGGCATCCTCATCGTCTTCATCACGCAGTACCCGAACGCCGACGTCTTCCCGAGCGAACTCGCCGTCAACTTCACGACCAGCTGGGCGATGCGCGTCGACAATGCGGAGCAGTCGAACGCCATCCTCGGCAAGGGCCAGTCGGGCATGGGGCGTGACGCCTCCAAGTTCGATCCGCCGCGGCCCGGCCTCGGCTGGCTGGTCAATCCGTTCGCGGGGATCACCGACAAGGCCCGCAGCTTTGACATCGACGAGGACGACCGCAGCGAGATCACGATGCTGCTAGAGAAGGCGGCGAAGATCCGCGAGAAGGCGGGCCGGCTGGCCGGGCAGTGGGACGACCCGATCGAGCAGCACCTCCTCAACGCCACCGGCCTGTCGTCGGCAGCCGGCGGCCCGAAGCGGGACGGCATCCCGGGCCGGAACGTCCTCAACCACACGCCGGAGCAGCGCATGCAGATGGACGCGCTGCGCGGCTGCCTCGTCGCGATGAACGACCTCGGCCGGGATGTGGCGCAGCTCGACGAGATGGCCCAGGTCATCGGCGGCGGCATGGCGGAGGAGCGTCTCGGCGAGTTGCTTCGAGCGGCCGGGGCCGGCGGAACGGTCAAGGTCACGATTCCGGGGTTGCGGAACCGCGTGAACGGCTACAAGCGGGCGGACATCGCCGACGCGCTCGAACTCCTCGAAGGCAACTAGGCGAAGCGGTATGCACCGCTTTGCCCCGGACAGTCCAGGGTGAAATGTGACATTCACCCGGACTGTACCCCGGACGCTCGCCCCGTCGCCCCGGACAGCACCCGGACGCGACCCGGGTCACGACCACCCGCCGTCCGGGGGTGCGACTGGGTGCAAATTATCGCAAGTCCACCCGACAAAGCTACGTAAAAACGACAGGAGATCCACTCATGCCCAAGACCTGGCAGCCCGGACGCAGGGGCGTCCGTGAGCTCACCCGCTTCATCTCGGAGAACGGCAAGGGCGTCACCGTCTACACCGTCTCCCAGCAGGCCCTCAACGCGGCGCCGTGGGAGGACGCCAAAATGTGGGTCGCCCGCACCTTCGACTGGCGCTCCCCGATCACCGGCCACTGGATGACCGGGCACCTCTCCGTCGAAGGACTCTTTGCGCAAGAGGGCACCGTCTACGAGCAGCCGCCCCGCGGCATGCGCGAACTCGGCAGCCCCGGACGTCAGGTCGCCGGCCCCGTCGGCCACGGCGACTACAGCGCCTATCTCGACGACTCGGAGATCCGCGGACTGCAGAAGCGGGTCCAGAACGGAAGCGACCCCGCGACCCGCCCCAGCCGCGGCGAACGCGGACGGCGTCGCTGACGAAGCCCACCCATCCTCAACCGATCAAGGAGAAGTCCATGCAGTACACCCACCGCTCCGTCCAGGACTACGTCGCCGCGCTTCTTCGCGGCGACCGCGCCACCACCGACCGCATCGTCCGCGAAGTGACCGCCCGCTTCGACACCCGGAAGACCGACGGCAGCGAAGCCGCCGAACTCCTCGACGCCACCATGCCCGTCCGCTTCGCCGAAGGCGGCTGACCGTGGCGAAGACGACCGCCCGCTACGCCACCCCTGGAGGCGGCACCGTCACCCTGCACCAGGGCGGCATGCTCGCCGCACTTGCAGGCAGCGGCGCCTGGTACGAGTGCACCGGCTGTGGACCCGGACGCTTCAAAGTCACCAACTGGTCGAACGAAACGCAGTCCGACCTCGTCGACTACGACGGCACCGAGCAAGCAGCCGAACAGCACGGCACCACCTGCCGCCGCATCCCCCAGTAGCCCAGCCAGCCAAGGAGACCCGAATGACCGACAAGCAGCGCCTCTTCGAGACCGCCGTCCGCGACGCCGTCGTCGTGCTCACGATCATGCAGCAGAAGACCTTCGAGATCGGACCCGCGTTCGCCACAGCCGACGCCAGCACCGACAAGGCGAAGGCCGTCGGCTGGACCCTCGAACAAATCGAGGCCGAAGCCAAACGACGCGTCGGCGCCTGACTCAGCCGGGGCGCCCCTTCCCGCCTGGCAGCAAAGCAGGGGCGCCCCATCCACCCACCACGCGCGAACGCGCAGACAGGCAACGCCCACATGACCACGACCATCCTTGCCCCGGCAAGCCCGCCCCCCGCCCTCGACCTCGACGCACGAATAGCGCTCCGCCTCGCCCTCATGAACGAACGCCTCAACGAAGCCGCCGTCGCCTTCGAGGTCAACACGGCCCACATCGAATCCGCCGAGCCCGTACCGGCGATCAGTTCCGTCGTACCGCTCACCCCCACCCTGGCGCCCGCGCCCAGCCCCTACGAGACGCCTGTCGCCGCACTACTGCACCGGGCCCGCGTCCGCATCGAAACCTACGGCTGGGCCCGCCAGCTCCGCGACGACCAAGCCATGGCCCGCTGCCCCGGCGGCGCCATCCAGATCGAAGCCTCCACCAGCAGCGACGACGCCAGCGCGCGGCGGCTCCTCTTCGAAGCCATCGAGCGCGACTTCCCGCAGGCGGAGTCGATCCCGTCCTGGAACGACGCACAGGCCGGGCCGCGACTTCCGCTGCTCTACCTCGAACGTGCCGCGCAACTCGCCGGCGCCCGCGGCCTCTAACCCAACCCGAAGGAGCACGCTCATGGCACGGATCCTCACCAGCGAGCCCGACGGCGTCATCCGCATGGCCCCCGGCAATGCGATCGGGCAATGACCATGGCCAGCCTCAGGGAAACCGCAGTCGCCCTCAACGTTGAGTACGAGATGAGGCGACGCGCCGGAGCGCCCACCGACGACTTCCTCACCAAAACGGTCGTCCCCGCCACCAAGCGGGCAGTCGCCGCCGGCGCCGACTTCGACACCATCCAGGCCGACGCCGACCGCGAGTTCGGGCAGTGGCTCATCGACAACGCCGGAAGGTAGGGAGATTCGTCATGGGATTCCTGGAACGCCGCGCCACCCGGGCCTGGCATGA